GCCGCAGGGCAAGGCCGAGGTGATCACCGGGCTGCAGGCCGATGGGATGCGGGTGGTCTGGCGGGCGGGGCGGTTCGTTCTCATGGCTCTAGCGTATGCATGCATACGCCCCGCCAGCAAGCCGCTGGCGGGGCGTATTGAGTGACTCGCGTCACAGATCACTCAGAAGACCTTGGCCCGGTACAGGACCCTCCGCACCTGGGCCGCGTCCCGGCCGTGAGCTCGCAGCGCCCCGTTGTCTGGGTCGAGCTCGACGGTAGCGACGGCGTAGGACCCCCACGGCCGGGCCTCCCTCAGGACGATCCTCGAGCCGAGGTGCTCGGCCAGGAATCCGGCCCTCCCCAGTGCCTGCGCTGCACTCCTCATCCGCCCCTCCGCCACACCCAGGCGGATGATGAGGGGAAGGACGTAGATGATGGTGGGGTGCTCCTCGGGGTCCTCCGAGCAGTCCATGCGGAGCGGGCCGACGGCGGTCCGCGGCCCGGAGTCCCGGTCGCCGCGAGTGAGGCGGGCCGAGTACTCCTTGACGGCTCCGGCAGCCGTCAGGTGGGCGGTCACCTCGACCCTTCCGTTCTCGCCGTCGCGTACGGTGACTGAGTGGTCCCCGTAGCGGGCGTAGGAGGCCTGGGGCTCGGGCAGGCGCCGGCCGGGGCCGAGGACGTCACGCAGGACGTCCAGCAGCTCGGCTGCGATGCGGTCCACCTTCTCGGTGTAGGTCTCGGGGCGGTTCTCAGTGTTGCTCATGTCACTTTCCTTTTGTGAGTGGATTACCTGTCTGGGTACAAGATAAGGCTAGCGCCGCCCCTAAGGACGGCGCTAGCCTCCCTATCCCCACATTCCAGTGATCTCAGTCACTCACCTCCTCGAGCCAGCTGAGCGATCTGGCGGTCGAGGTACTGGCGGGCCTTGCGCAGGTCCTCCAGACGCTTCGCCTCGCCGCCCTTGCGGCCCTGTCGCAGCAGGTACTTACCGCAGTTCCACAGCAGAGGGTCAGACGGGAAAGCCGCGTCGAGCACGTCCCACGACTCTACGTTTGCCGCGTCGCTCAGGCCGAGATTGGCGAGCGACTGGCCGAGCCAGGTGTAGTGGTTAGGTGACTCGACGGCCTCGGACTCTCCGGCCGGCCCTCCGGCACCCGCGTCCTGGCCGAACTCGTAGTCTTCCCAGATCTCCAGGTAGCGTCGGCTTGGGATCCCGTACTCAGCGAATCCCTTGTCGCGGTAAGCGGGCTCCAAACTCTCAGGCACGTACAGGGTCACGTCACCGTAGCCGTAGGGGTTCTGGGTCGGATCATCCAGGCCGTGCGGAGAGGTGGGAGAGGACCAGTAGAGCCGACGCGACCGGCCGGAAGAGGTGGGCGACTGGTCCAGGGCCTCAACGTACTCCTCGGGTAGGGTGAGCCGGACGTTCGGCGTAAGGCCGTCCCGCACCTCCAGCCAGGCGCCGTCCCCCAGGTAGAGCTCAACGGCAGGGTTCAGGCTAGGGAAGTCCCTCCGGTCGATGACGAAGGTTCCGTCTTCCAGGAGGACGTTGCCCCCGCCCTCGGCCGAGACTTCGCGATAGGAGCCCGCTAGGGCTCCGGTGTCCCTGGCCAGGCGGTCGAAGGATCCATATCTGCTCATGGTGCATCCTTTTTGGTGGGTGAGGTGTGCTTTCCGGTTAGGTGGCGCTCCTGGCGCCCCCGGAGACGCTCTCCGAGCACGAAGAGCGGAAGGCTGAGGGCTAGGGCGACGGACATAGCCAGCAGTGAGGAAGTCATTCAGTCACCTCCGGAGCAGGCGGGCGGGGGGCATCGCACTTCTCTAGGAGCGCGCAGTAACGGCCCCACCAGGCGTCTGACTCGTGAGCCTTGATCCTTAGGTCGTCGATCTCCTCCTCAAGGTCAGCGATGCGGTGGATGGGGCGTAGATGTCGCCCACCGCGTCTTCGTAGCCGCACCCCCTCACCCCCGTATTCGCATTTCCTCAGCTTGTCAACAATCCTGGCTAGGACACTCATCGCTCCCCCCCTCTTCCATCCTCGCGATTGCGGCTTTCAGATCGGCCACTTTCTTTTCAAGGAAGACGATGTGGTTGATGAGTGCGCATACATCTTTGATCGCCCCGGCGAAGTAGTCTGCTTCCAGATACTCCTTGAGATTGGCGGCAATCGCGTCGGTGTCGTTCATCGGTTTTCTCCGTCCGGGTAGCGGATAAGCCAGGCGAGGACTAGTGCCCCCACCCGGGCGACTTCGGCGACGGTGTTGGGGCTGTGGCCCGTGCCCTGGGCGTTGTCATAGGTCAGACACGCGGCTACCTTTCCGATCCCCTCGACGAGGGCGAGCAGGCGGGTCTCGTCAGTGTGCCCGTCGCACTCAAGAGTCATGCCTGGGTGCTTCTGGGCAGCTCGCATGTACTCCGCCTGGAACGCTGCGGCAGGATCATCCACTCCTAGGCGAATGAGGAGTTTGGCCGCGTCTCGGGCCATCCATCGTAAGTGGGTGTCGTTCCCGGGCCCCAGGCCCAGTACTCCGTAAGTGACCTCGCGGTCGTGCATCGCCGTGGTGATGTGGATGAGGCTGCGGTGCCAATAGCGAAGTACGTCGAAGGGCTTATCTCCCGGGGCGGATATATCTCGAACAAAATCCGGGACTATGTTCATGGCCATTGGTGCTCCTTTCGGTAGGCGCGGGTTGGGGGTACGAAGCATTCAGTCTCGGGAGCTCATCCACGCCGTCACAGCCTCCAGCGCGGAAGCGCCGAACTCGGTAGGGACGGCCAGGTCGGCAGGGTAGACGCCCCAGCAGTGCTTGCCGCAGCGCTTCAGCTTGGCGGTTGCACGGTCTCCCTCGTAGACGAGGCACACCCGCGCCTCGTGCAGAGCGGTCGCGTCCAGGGGCTTGATCTGCGCCTGAGGGTGCTTGGGGGCGCGGTTCCGCTGGGTATCGGTGGTTGAGGTTTCTGTGCTCATGGTTCCTCGCTAGCAGTTGAGGTGCGGGCTTGCCCTAAGCGTATGCCGGCATACGTCCCAGAGCAAGCCCGCAGCGGTCAGATCAGTGTGATAGGCGCCCCATCCTCCCGTCCGGCGATCTTCGGAGGCTTGCGCTTCCACTCACCGAGGACGCGGTCCACGGTCTGGCGAGTCATGCCTGAGACCTGGCTGAGAGCCGACTTGGAGATGCCGCGTGAGTAGGCGGCCAGGACCTCCTGCTGGAGGACCGCGCGGGCCAACTTCGCGTCCCGACGCGCCTTGCGGTCGAGGCGAGCGGCCTCCTCCAAGGGGTCGTCGAGCGCGGGCTCAGACTCGAAGGCGTCGGTCTGCGAGGTCGGGAGGCGCTTTTCCAGGAAGTGAACCTGCTCCCGCGTGTCCTCCAGGGCCTTTGCCTGCTGGACGGACAGGGAGAGAAGCTTGCGAAGGTCGTCAGCCATCGCGCGCTCAGCGTCGATCCCGAAGGACTCGCGGTAGCCCTTGCCACTGGACCACGCCTCCAGGCGTTTCGGCAAATCGGCAACATCGTTGATGGATGCCATAGGTATCTCCTATCGAGGTTGGGTGAGACTGGACTAGTTAATCGGCATGGCTGGCGTCCTCATAGCCGTCGATTACCCAGAGAGTGATCTCCTCACGCAAGAACTTTTCTATGTAGGGCCTCAAGAGATCGCGATCGGGCTGACTAAACCCCCTCAACTCACTCTCGACCCTGCCGATGGGCCTACCGTCGACGTAGGCAACGCCGATCTCGTACGGATTCTGGAGGAGCACGTCACTCACCGTCCTCAAGGTAACGGGTGGCCCACGCCAGGGCCAGGGCGATGACCTGGATCACCTCGGACTCCAGGTCCGAGCCGTGGCCGGTCTCCGCGCCGTTGTCATAGGTCAGGCAGGCCGCGACCTCGCCGATCTCCTCCACGAGGGCGAACAGGCGCGTTGCATCGGTGTGGCCGTCACACTCCAGCGTCATGCCCGGGTGCTTCGCGGCGGCGTGGAAGTACTCCTCCAGGGCGAGGGCGAGGGCGTCGGAGCCCTCGGGAAGGAGCCTGGACGCGGAGATGGCTAGGTACCACAGCCAGGATCGGGCAATGCTGTCGCCCGCGGCGCGCGCATCACGCATGAGGGAGGCGTAGTGGAGCATCCACGAGATCTCCGAGGCAGGGCCGTCCGTCTGTGCGCTGAACTCCGCCGGGAACCGATCGCGGCCCTCCTCCCAGACCCGGATCATCCGGTCCCGGGTAACGATTCCCGACGGGATCGGGACGCAGGCTTCCCGCATGATCGAATCCAGTTCGTCCAGCTTGCCGGAGGTGTAAGACCAGATGTAGGCGTCCTGGAGGGCTTTGGACAGCTCCGCAACCCTCCGCTGAGAGGATCTGAACAGGGCATCTGGGGTGCTGCTCTCTAACAGTGGCTTCATGGTGTCTCCTTACGTAATCAGGGTGGACGTATGAAATCATACGTCCACCCCGTAGGAGATGCAAGCCGTCAGAACCTAGGAATCGCGCCAGCCAGTGAGATGCCGCTCACAGCGCGCCTGATCGTCCCCCTCGGCACGAACAGCGATGCCTGCCCAGCGTCACGTAGACCGAGAAGCCCCATGCTCAGAGCGTCCACCTGGTCGTCGTGGCGGCCCGACGGGAACGCCCGCATCTCGGAGATGAGCTCGTTCACCCAGCCGTTGCCCGGGTCTGAGGGGTGCGGGAGGTAGACGTTGCCGGACTCGATCTCCGGCGTCACAGCGCGGGCCCGGACCTCCTTGGACGAGCGGGGCTTGACTGGCTTGATGCCTGCCACTTTCTTGCGCAGGACGTCGATCGCGGCTGTACCGTTGGCCGCGTCCTCCACGAGGCGCTGGTGGACGAACGAGCCTCCGGGTGATGCCTTGTCGTCCAGGTCGCCGGCGTTGCACCAGCGCAGCATCTTCTCCAGCGTCTGGGTGAAGCTCCACTGCCCGCGCTGCTGAGCGATCAGGAACCGATCAGGACCCTGCCGGCACCAGCGCTGCCCGACGGCGTAGTCCGACGTCGAGGCGCCCTTGAAAGTGAGGTCCCATGAGTCGAGCCACTGCCCGCGCTCCAGGCGCTCGCGCGGCAGAAGGACGACCGAGTCGTCGCCCTCCTTGACCTTGGAGGGGTCCGTCGTCCAGAACCGCAGCCAGCCCAAGTTGAAGATCGAGCCGTCGGCCGGGACGGGATTCTGTTGGTACAACGCCTCCCACATGTACGAACCGACCGAGCGCTTCAGCGAGTCCCAGCGCTCCAGCGCCTCCTCGCGGGTCTCCTCCACGAGAGGGCTGTAGAGCGGGTCCCCCGGCTCGCGGCCGAGCGGGTCGCCCTCCTCGGCGATGGCGGGGAAGATGACGTTCTCCCACTTGTCGGCGTCAGGGTTCTTGGCCGGATTTAGCAGACGGCCGATGAAGTCGTCCTCGTGCCAGCGGGTGGCGATGGCGATGCAGAGGAACGGCGGCTCAAGTCGGGTAACGGCGTTGGCCTGCCACCAGTCCCAGATCGCCTCACGCTTCGACTCACTGTGAGCGTCGGCGAAGTCCTTCACGACGTCGTCCATCAGCATCACCTTGAAGCCGAGACCGGTGATCGACTGGCCCGGAGCCGAGCGGGAGACGATGCCGCCGCCACGTGTCGTCTGCCACTCACTCACGGCGCCGGCGTCACTGGCGATCTTGATGCCCCACTTCTCGCCGTCCTCCTCGACGAAGCGGCGGACCTGCCGGCCCCACGCCGTGGCGAGCTGCGGCGAGTGAGAGATGAGGCCGATCTTCCAGTCCGGGTGCTGGCGCAGCAACCAGATCGGGAGGTTGATCGAGGTCAGCGTGGACTTACCCATGCGCGGCGGCATGGAGATCGTCATGTAGCGGTTCTCTCCAGCCTCGACGGCGCGCACGGCCTCAGTCAGCCGGTCGGAGAGGTACTGGATGTGCGGTCGGCCGGCGTAGGCCTCATCGAGCTGCTGCGCGCTCTCCAGCGGGCTGGCCGCCTGGCGGTAGGCCGGGTCGTGCGGGTACGGAGCCCCGGCGTGAGGCCTGCCGTCGCACGAGGGGCGGTCGCACTTCGGCTGCTGCTCCAGCCACGCCTGGCGCTTAATGAGGGCCTCCAGCTCCTCCTCCAGCTGGGCCGGGGTCATCTCCCACGGCTCCAGGGGTTTCTTCACGCGGGGCATAGGTGTCTCCTATCGCTGAGGCGGATTTCCATATAGATACAGAATACCGCCACCCCATGCCGAGGGTGGCGGTATTCTGCCCCAATGTCCCGAGGTCAACTCTACTGCCCGGAGTCGATCACCTCAACATCAGCGGGGCCTACATCTATGAGACCCTGCTCACGCTTGCGACGCTCGACCTCAGCGACCAGCTGCTCGATCCGCGACGTCGTGGCCGACGCCGTCATCTCGGCCAGGTTCGAGGAGACCTCGACCTGGATCTTGGCCGCGTCCGCCCCGGCACCCGCGGCCTCCCGCTCGATGCGCGCAGCGACGTCCATCATCTGGACGACGCCATTGGCGCTCATGTGGGCGATCCGGTCCTCGGTCAGCGAGTCAAGCCACATCTCCGCCTTCTCCAGCGCCTTGCGACCGAGGGCACGGTGACGGTCCCCCATGGCGATGCGGTAGCGCACGAGCTCGTTCGCCTCGTTCTCGGCCATGTTCCTGTCCCACGCCTCGACCCGCTCCCTCCACGACCACCTGGCCGAGTAGGAGTTTCCGTTGGGGGCGTCCCTCACCCGGCGCCGCTCCATGTCCCGGTAGGTTTTGAACGAGGCGTAGGCGGCCTCGGTCTCACCATCCTGGCGCTTCCAGATCGGTCGAGTGTAGTCCAGCGGGGCCGGCTTGCGCGGCGCCGGCGGCTTAGCGGTAGTCACAGCCCCTCCAGCGCTGATCGCCAGTCCTGGGCCGGTGCCAGGGACTGGTTCACGAGAGCGCGAGCCAGGTCCTGGGTGAATGTCGTGGAGAACTCCTCGCTCCAGCCCTGGTCCTGGGCCATCTGCGCACGGATGCCCGCGCAGGTCGCCGTGATCGAGAGAATAGTCTCCCCCACGCCCATGAGCGCATCACTAGCCAGGGCCCCCCTGCTATCAGGCTGCTCCGGGATGTCGTCAATCACTTCGCTTGCTGCGGTACTCATGTAGCAAGTCCTCCTTCTCCTGCTGCTTCATCCGATCGACCATGATCCGGTAGATGCGGGCCACGGTCTTGGCGTGCCAGCACGACGCCCACCGCGAGTTCTGGCCGTGCTTGCAGGTGCACGTGAACCGCGGGTAGCCGTGATCCGACTTCAGCACCACGTGGTGGAACCGCTTGCCGTCGGCCCGCCTAGTCTCCCCGGTGTTCCGGGCCGAGTAGGACCTCACCCACCAGACGCGGGGGTTCGTCTCGTCCTGGTAGACCGAACCGGTCGCCCAGGTCTCGCGAGCTGACTTGAGCTGGGCCGGGGACATCTTCTCCCACTCGAGCTGGCGGACGAAGTCGAACTCGGTCGGCGTCAGCCTAGCCCTCGCCACTGAGATCACCCCCGGCCCCGGCTATTGGGTACATAGTCGATAGAGTCGAGCCGGCCAGGGCCGCGCGCACGGCCCACTCGGCCTCGTTAGCGTCCAGGACGGTGCAGGCCGCGCCGCCGGCCTCGCGCACGCGGTTGATCTGTCGGACCTGCTCGACCGACGTGCGGGCCAGCGCGTGAGGCCTGGACTCTCCAGGCTTCTGGTGCTTGACCTCCAGGAAGATCAGGCGCCCCTCGACGCAGCACAGCACGTCGGGGATACCCGCCTCCATGTAGACCGAGCCGTGCATCTTCCAGGTGACCGACCTCGGCCATACCTGAGCGATGCGGCGGCGGATGGCGTCAACAACGCCGCTCTCCTTACTAGCCATGTCACTCCTTCTCGGATACTGGGCGGCCCCGCCGTAGCGGGGCCGCTGTGCTTAATAACTCAGAGGTCCAGGTCGTCGATGTCCAGCGCGTCCACGTCGAGCTCTACGGCGTCCTCGACCGCAGCATCGAGCTCCGGCTTAGCCGGCTCGGCCGGAGCCTCGGACTCCCCGACCTCGTCGGCCAGCGGGTCGGCCTCAGGCTCGACCTTGGCAGGCTTGGTGGCGCGCAGGTACTCCCGCACCTCACTCTTGACCTTGCCGTTGTAGGGCTCGCCGTCCTCCACGACGATGTCGACCGGACGGCCGATCAGCGACTTCGGGTTGAGCGCGATCTTCCTCCGGGTGATCTTGACGCCGAGGGCCTGGAGGAAGGCGGCGCTACGGAACATCGCCTTCTCCGTCTGCGGGAGGCGGTCGATGATCTGCTGACCGGAGTGCGGGCCCTCAGTGATCTCCAGGTAGATGACGAACATCGGGTTTCCCGAGGCCTTAGAGGTCGTCTCCTCGAAGTCGGAGACCTCGGCGTGGTAGGTCCCGGCCGGGACGTGGGCGGTGGAGGTGTCCTTGTAGTTGGTGAAGTCGAAGGTAAGAGCCATGGTGTTCTCCTAGGTGGTTGGGTTACTGGGGTCAGTTGTCGGACTTGTCCGACTTGGCGGCGGGCTTGCGCTCCGGGACTCCGCCCACTCCGAGGAAGCGGGAGAGCTTCTCCAGAGTCACGGGGTGGTCACGCCCAAGAACAGACGGGACCTTTCCGCGAAGGTTGTAGGGGATACGGGCCTTGGTCCCGTACTCCGGGTCGGTGCCGAAGCGGACGATGTGCTTCAGCGAGGGGCCGTCGTCGCGTCCGGTGTTGTCGAGGTCCTCCTCGACGTCGGCATAGATGATGTAGTTGGGCGTGGCGCGGATGATCGACTGGGCGCCGCGCTGGACGTCCGGCGAGCGGCGCACGCCGCCGTTGATCTCGTCCTCGACCATCTTGACCTGTGCCGTCATAACAACGTGCATCGGCTCGGAACGGTTCCCGTCGGCCAGGCCGTACCAGAAGACCGCGGTGTCGGTCATGATGTCGAGCGCCTGCCCCCAGGTGCGCTGGTCGGCCGGGGCAGTGCCTTGCTTGATCTCGCGGACCGCGGTCTCACTGACTCCGGTCAGGTAGCGCATCGTCATCTTCTGGAGGGCGGTAAGACTGTCGAGGACGACGGCCTTGTAGCCGTGGCCCCCCTTGTCCAGGCTCCAGAAGACGTCGTCCAGGGCTGTGACGCTCTCAGGGCGAACCACGTCGATGTTGGAGGCGTAGGGGGCGTTCTTGAAGGACTGCGTGCCCTTCTCACCCGGCAGGTCGATGAACAGGGTCTTGCCCATCGTGGCGATGGTTGAGGCGAGGGAGCTCTTTCCTCCTCCCTGAGGTCCGAGGATCAGCCATCGACCGTAGTCGGCTGCCTCCTCATTCACGTCAACAATGTTGACGCCGGCGAAACTGGCCATTGAATTTCCTTCCGCTATTGGGTGGATGACTTAACTGTAGGTGTATGCGGGCGGGCATTGCAAGCCCGGAAGATCATCTGCCGCTGTGAGACGGGTCACGGTAGCGGAGCCCGTACTCCTCCGGCGCGTACTCCCCGCCAGGACCGCCGACCATCTGCGCACGGCACAGATCGGAAAACTCGCAGAACTGGCAAGCCGCCTTGCCGAAGTTGCGGGGGGCCTCCCCACGACGGTCGGCCCGCACCCGCGTACGGGAGATGTCCGAGCAGGTGTCGGCCGCGGCCTGGAGGTGGGAGCGGACAAGGTACGGGCTGACCGGAGTCAGGTGGCGTGCGAACCACTGCGAGGTGACCTGCTGCGAGGCCAGACGCTCTATCTCGGACTCCTCGGCCGTGTAGGTTCCTGCGGCGCTGCCGTCTTTCTTCATCCCCTCGAAGGGGACGCCGTCGGCGCACCACTCGAGGTACGTCCTCAGGTCATAGTCCTTGACCGACGCACTGAGTTTGCCAGCCTTCGTGATCTTGGGCGTCTTCGGGGCCTTGGACCGGACACGGTCGAAGGCAACGGCGCGCGGGCGCGGCACGCCCCACTCATCGCAGTCAGGTCCGAGGCCCCATGCATAGAGCTGGACCTGGCTGTCCATCATCTCGTCCAGGCTCGTAACCTGCCCGAGGGTGCCGGACGTCTTGCAGTCCCGCACCACGACGATGCCGCGCTTGCGGTCCTGGTAGATCTCGTCCGCGTAGCCCCAGAGGGTGACTCCGGTGCCGGGGATCTCACGCTCCCAGCGCTGCTCGACGGCGATGACGACCTCGTTCTCAGAGTCCTCAGCCCAGCGCTCACGCCACTCGGCGTAGACGTGGGCCAGGCGCTGGGGGAGGGGCTGACCCAGCCACTCCAGCCAGGTCTCACGAGCCGTCTCGCCGAGCCGGTCCCAGTAGTCCTGGGAGGCGGAAATGATCTCATCAGGTGAGACGGTGCCTGGGAACGTCGGGCCGGTGTCTGTGGTCTGGATCTCCTCCAGGTCGACCTTGAGCGTGCCCTCGGCACGGCCCTTGGCCAGCCGGTCTGCGGCCCGGACGGCGTGGAACCAGCTCCCAAAGTCAAGGGCCGGCGTGACCTCGGACCGGGCGCGGCGCAGGCCGTCTAGGTAGCGGTACTTCCACGCCTGAGGACAGCGTCGGTGCAAAGTCAGTGAGGAGTAGGTGGCCTTCTCGGCCGTGATGACGTCCTCCTCTGGACGTTGGGTGGGACTCATTGGGCTTACCTATCGTTGTAGATGTGACTCATAAGGGCCTTCTCCAGGTCCGTGCGGTCCTGGTAGGCCTGGAAGACTAGGTCGTCCACAGTGTTCGGTGCAAGCGCGTACCAGAACGTGGTGGCGCTCTTCTGTCCGAGCCGGTTGAGCCGGTCTCGGGCCTGGACGATGTCGTCGCGTTGCCACGGCAGGGAGGCGAAGATCGCGTTCCTGGCAGTGACCAGCTCGTTCACAGCGACCGACAGGGTCTTAATCTGGGCGACGATCACTAGCCTGGCCGGGTCGTCAGACCCGAAACGCTGCCGCATCGCCAACCGGTCCTCTGGCTTGGTGGAGCCATCTATCCTCAGGACCGTGGTCCTCTTGTCGGCGATCTCCTCCTCCAAGGCCTTGAGCTCGTGGGTGAAGGACCCGAAGACGACGATGCGGCTCTCATCCTCCAGAGTGTCGTGGATGAGCGAGGCGATGGTCTTCGCCTTGGACCGGCCGATCTCTCGCACCTGCCCCTCGTCGTCAGGCAGGTGGCCTGCCGTGATCTGGCGAAGACGGGTCATGCGGACCAGCCGGCTGGCCGCGGTGGCCGCGTCCACGCCGCCTCCGGCCTCGCGGACGTCATCCTCCTCGCGGAACTCGACCTGTAGCTTCGTCCTCATGTCCTCGTAGGCCTTGAGCTCCTTCGGGCTCAGCGCCACGGGGAGGACCGTATCGACGGCGTCCGGCAGGTCCAGGCACTCCTCCTTGATGGCGACCGAGCTGCGCTCACCCATGATCTCTTCCAGGCGGTCCAGGTTCTTGAAGCCAACGACCTCATGCCCCATATACCCGCCCATCTCAGCGTAGTCCTCCTTGAAGTGCTTGAACGTCGCCACGCGGCGCTCGCCGCTGGGCTGCACCCGGCCGAACGCCTTGGGGTCGAGGAACCTCCACTGGCCGTAGACGTCGAGCGGGCTGTGCGGGATCACGGTCCCGGTCAGGCCGATCCTGCGCTCAACCCGCGAGCCGATCCGTCCCGCCAGGCGGGACGCGTTGGACGAAACCGACTTGATCTTGTGCATCTCGTCAATCACTACGAGGTCAGGGTCGAAGTCAGTGACCGCGCTCAGAACGACGTCGGCCATCGTCTTGGAGCCGACCTGGCGGCGCTGAGACAGCGTGTCCAGGTTGATCGCCTCGATCACGAGGCGGGGCTTGGAGTCCCCGAGCACCTCGGGACCGGCCTTGGCCGCCATCTTCCGGTCCAGCTCAACGCCGTCTCTCCGAGCGGCCAGTGCCCAGGATCGGTTCGCGTGAAGAGCGCGGACGTCATCCCCGGCTCCGCGGCCCTTGCCGCCGGTAACGCGTGTTACCTTCACCCCGCCCCGCGAACGCAGGGCCTCGACGCGCTGCATGACCGAGCCTCCCAGAGCCTCCGCCCAGACGTTGACCTGCGGGCTGACCCACTTCGGGGCCTGGAGAGCCCACTGGTCGACGGCGGCGAGGGGGCCGATCACGAGGACCCGCGCCTCCCGGCGCGGGGAGGCCAGCGCCAGCAGCGAGCAGTAGTCGAGCGTGACAGCGGTCTTCCCGGTGCCTGGCTCCATGAGGAGGGCTCCGACGCCGTTGCAGGCGATGAGCTTCGCTAGGCCCCGCTTCTGGTGGTCGAAGCGCGGTGGTCCTCCGAACTTGAACTTAACCACGGCTCTTTCCCTGCATTCTGTTCAGCAGATCGGCCACGTCCACCGGCTCCCAGTCGAGGATAAGGTCGAACTTAGGATCCAGGAGCCAGTTGGGCGCGACTCCGGGCTGCATCTCCTGATCAACGGGGTAGTAATAAGGATCCCCGTCAGAGTTGTAGTGGAGCGCGAAGATGCCGAAGACCTTCTCGTTCTCATCAGCCTGCGTAGACCTCCGGCGAGCGTCTTTGACGTAGATCAGTCCGCAGCAGGGCCATAACTCCTTCAGGAGGGAACCGTCCTGAAACTGGAGGGGAGACCCCTCCAGAGCGGCCGGGTATAGCGCGCCCTCGTCGATAGAGATCTTGACCTCCTCGGAGCTACTCTCAGGGCTCCCGGCCTTCTCGGCGTACAGGATCTCGCTCTCCATCGTGGCCCCGTTCCCGAGGACCTTCCACCAGCAGTCGCCGTGGTAGATGATCGCGTCGGCGATAATGTCGCTGCCGCGCTTGAGCGCGATGTACCGCCCCAGGGCCTGCACCCTCGAGTAGTCGGCGCTGTCGTTGTCGATATCCTGGGGGTAAGTGCTCATGAGTTCTCTCCCAGATGTAGTGCCGCGGCCTTCTCAGCCTCCGCGAGGATATGCTCCTGACGTTTCTCCTCCGGGATCCTCAGCAGGTCCTTGCGGCGGTCGTGGATGTCGGTCAGGTAGCGGACGTACTCTCCGACGAGCTCGGCCTTGGTCCGAGCGTGGCCGACACGCCGGCTTGGGACATACGAGATCGGTTTCTTGCCCTTGACGGCCAGGATGTCAGCGTCCTTGATGTCGCCGGTAGGAGACGCCTGCACGCGACGCATGATCTCCTCGGCGCTAACGATGTGCCGACTCACCGCGACCTCCTTCTATAGGTCTTGATGATGAGTGTGATAACTGTCAGCAGTGCCTTCACAGGTACTCCTCCTCCTCCTCCTCCTCAGGAACCGTGACGAAGGCCCCCTCGCGGATCGAGATGGCCAGGACACGCCCGTCTCGGATACCGGCCTTGGCGGCCTTGACTCCGAAGTACACGGCCTGCGGCAGCTCCAGGAGCATCCAAAGACCCCACACGAGATCGAGGGGAGCCTCGGCCGGGAGCACGGGACGCAGGATCCCGGCAACGATCGTGGCGCCTAGAGCCCAGCACGCGTGCTTAAGGGACTTGTTCGCGTAGACGGCCTTAGGGGAGGTTAGGGAGTAGGTTCCGGGCTTGGGACTCATAATGATTCCTTTTCGGTGTCGATGGTCGGCTGGGCGGTGACGGCTGGATACGCCGGTCAGGCAGAGGATCCGCAGTCGCAGTACTGCTCGGGCTTCTCGCAGGATGGGCAGTACCGGTCCCCGGTCCACGGGTCCTCCAGGACCCCAGTCAGGCTGTACTCCCGGTAGGCGCGGGCGAGGGCCTTCTCGTCGGTCACGTACATCTCGTTGCGGTACGCCTCCCACTGCGCCCAACGCTTGCGCTGTGCTCTCATGGAACCCTTGCGTGCCATTTCAATTCTCCTCCCCACATAAGGGATTGTTTCGTGGATGGCTTAAGCCTACGCGGCGCGTATGCCACGCTGCAAGCCTCGGTAAAGGTCTACCCCAGTGACTTGCGTCACTGGGGTAGATTCCGTTGAAATGGCGCCAGATTGGCGACTAGTCGCCCGAGTAATGGGCCCGGATCGCCTGCACGGTCTTCCGCTCCCCTCCTACGTAGACATTTGCCGCCGTCGGCCAGAGGTGCCATCCGCGCTCAGACATCATGAAGAACGCATCAAGGATATCCCCGAGCCCTCTCAAGCCGAAGGACGCGATGGTGATGTCAGGTACGTCGTTCTGGCGCAGTAGGATCTCGATCGCCTTCCAGGCGTTTAGGTCCCGAACCCGATACCCGCAGTCGAACACTGGATGGGCCGAGCCTCCCGCCTCCCACGCCCTCTCGAACGCCTCCTCAGGCGTCAGCAGGGGCAACGCGTTGAAGTATCGCACCTCAGCCCTCACCTCCGTTATCGTTACTGCTCTCGTCCAGGACCCGCTCCTCGGGGCCGTCCTCGCCTACGGCGATCAATGTGTACCTGTGGCCGCCGCGATCCCCGGCGGACATGATCCAGCCCCGCGAGATCAGGCGGCCAAGGGCCGACTGGGTCCTCGAGCGGGGGAGGTCGTCGTCCACAAGGTCGTACAGGTCCCGCGAGCTCAGCTCTATGCCTATCTCCCCGCGGAACGCTCCGATGACGATGTCCTCGTCGTCCTGGCGCTGAGCCATCTTCTCCATCACCTTGGACATGTCGGTGAAGTCAAGCTCCACGCGGCGCTCGACGTCGTTCACGTCCTCGCCGTCGGCGTTCAGGACGCCGCCCCCTCCCGAGGGCGTGCGGCGCGGAGGCGTGATGACGAGGGACGAGCGCCCCTCAGTCCGGCTGTCGAGCGTGACCACTCCGGCCACCTGCGCCTTGCCGCGACCTCCGGTCTTCTGGGAGTGGGCTCGGACCTGTCCCGGACGGTCCTTAAGCACGACCAGTTCCATCTCACCGACGTCGCCGGGCATGGGCTGCTTAATCGGCCACACCTGAAGCAGGGTGCCCTGCACCATAGCCACCTTGTGCTGCGAGCCGATGGGCATGGATCCCTTCTCAGCGCTCTTGGCCTGGTGGTCGATGATGATGACGGTCGAGCGGCCGTTGCGCGTGAGGCGCTTCAACCATGACGTGATGACGTCCGTCGAGACGGCGTCGTTCGCGTCCAGGCCGTGCAGACCGTAGAGCGCGGTCATACCGTCGGCCACGATGATGTCCGGGTCGAGAGACTGGAGCGCCATGTCGAACTGGTCCTGGGCGAACTCGCCGGACTTGGTCGGCTGGTCCTTGCCCCACTTGTTGCGCTGCATGTCGGCCAGCGGTCCCTCGGGGCGGATATAGGAGAACTGGGCCCGAAGGTCATCGTCCACGGCTCCCAGGAGGCGGAGACGGTTCAAGGTTTGTACAGGCTCATCCTCGAAGTCTAGGTACAGGGCACGCCCGCCGGCCTCGATCTCCTGGAGGCAGATAGCCATGGCGATCCACGACTTAGCCGACTCCGAGGAGCCAAACAGCATGTTCACACGGCCTCGGTACATGAGGCAGGCGCCGTCGTTACGGCGGCAGACCTCGGGGTCCGGGACCTTCAGCTTCCCAGTCAGGTAGGGCTCGAGGTCGACCGGGCTCCAGGACGAGGGGCGAGCATCCAGCGGATCCAGGTTCTCTGGGACGTCGTCAGAGTCATCGCCTAGGTCGTGACTATCCGGACTTTCCGGAGAGTTGTCGCCTTCTCTAGGCTGCCCGAGGGCCGGCCCCAGATCACCGAGGGAGCGGGGCTCGGAGGTGTCGTCCCCGTCAACGAAGGTCGGTGCGGGCGCCGACTCGTCAAGCTCAATGGTCAGGCCGTCCCACTGACGCGCCCACGGGGGCTGCCAGCCGGGCACGTCGCCAGCCACGTCCGGAACGAAGCCAGCCACGGCCTCGGCGTCGCGGACGATGCGCTCGACGACCTTCACGCTCTCCTCCCCGATGTATTCGGCCAGGCGGGTGAAGCCGGTCGCCTCCCCGCCCTCCCGAAGGCGGCGTTTAGTAGTGTAGATCGCCTCACGCTCGCGCTGTTCGGCGCCGTCCTCGTCGTGGGTGGCCTGGGCGAGGGTGCGGATAACAAGGCCGGCGTTCCGCTCCCAGAACGGGTGCACGGTCTGGGAGTCCCCATAACGAAGGAGACCGCCGGCGAGGGCGACGTAGGCGTCGTGGCGCTGGCCGGGGCCGGGCCAGGCGTCCAGCAGGACGGCGCACAGCCCGAGGAGAGTGACCTGAGCCAACAGCTCGGTGCCGTCAACGACGGCGGGGCCCTCGTCACCGCCCCAGGGCTCCCCCTCCCACTCGTAGGTCTCTGCCGTGGTGGGGTGGATCGAGGGGGGCACGAGGGTCTGGGAGCCGGTGGTGCGGATCTCGACCGATACGCCGGAGCCCCTCCCAGACACGTCCGGGATCTTGAGGCGGCGCGTTGGCGGCAGCGTGCCGGGCTTGGCGCGGTACCAGTAGTGCGACTTGCGCGAGGTCTCCCGGCCGTGGATCGCTGCCGTGTAGGGCAGCAGGTACGACTTCAGCCTCTGCGCGGCCGGGTGGTCGAGGTCGACGTCGATAAGGTCTCCCGACGCCTCGCCGAGGAGGACGCCGAGGTTGGTCGAACCGCCGGCCGTGTACTCCTCGAAGGCCTGCCTTACGGCGGCCTCGCCCTCGCCGGTGTCGGTCTCGGGGTCTGGCCAGCGGATCTTCGTCCAGCCGGCCATCGTCGGCCCCTTGGAGTGACGAAGGACGGGCAGGGGCGTCATCCCCCTGCGATAGGCGTCGAGCGCGGCCTCTACGACGGCCGCGTTGTGCTGTTCAGTGGTGCTCATGGGTCCTGGGTTGCTAGGCGGGGTGGGTAGATGCCCTAAACCGGTGACCGGTAGTCAGCCGGTCACCGGTTTGAGGGGTTGTCTGGATTAGCGAAGGTGGTCCGATGGGTAGTCACCTTGATCCCCGAAGGGTGTGGAGCCAGATCGAGCTCGCGATTCCCGTACGCCTCCATGAGGCGCGCTAGGACGATCCGGGGCTGAAGGCCCTGGCGCTCTGCCCGACGGATGACTCTCTCCCAAGTAGCCTCCCTCATCGTGAAAGTAACCGACTTGCGTGGGCCTAAAGGGTCTCCCGGCTTCCGGCCGAAGTCGATCGATGTGGGGGCATCCAACGGCGAGAACCGTTGGTCAAGGTCTGGGCGGTCATCTACGTACGGGACAAGCTTGTCCTTGCTGGGGCGGGGCATGTCATCTCCTTTGTCGGGTGTATGCCCCGCATACACTACCCGAAGGGTATTAGAACCTCAAGGGCTCTGAGGGCCCGGTCTCGGGCCGGCGGTCTCCGCATCCCGCGGAGTGGATGTCCATTCTTTACGAAGGCTCATGGAGCGTTGACTAGGCGCTCGGGCGAATCACATGTCTCAGATTCCCGCATTCGTCGCCGGTGGGCTCGCTGTCATACCCCACCGATCCGGAAGAGGCGGTTCACGTCGCTCGAGCAGTCCCCTAGTCTCCCGTCCCGACTTCTCCAAACAGCAGCGATGAGAGGGTCTATCGGGTCGATTGGCTAAGGTCTCTCGAGGAAGCGTTTCAGCGGGGAACCCTTGCGGGCAGCTTCTCCCCACGTCTCGGGACCAGGCAATCGTGCCGCGAACCCGCTTCGAGTATCCGTCCGGCTCCCGTCCCCCTCGCACTGTCCGGTGCGTGCTTTTCGGCGAGCCGTCCGGGCTCTCAACCCGAGCTCTACGCCCGACGGTTTCAGGAGACTCGTCAGCCAGCGGCCCCTCCCCGACTACGAGCCAGGTTTGGTGTGAGGGGGAACACTGAGGTCCATTCCATCCTCCGCCTTAAAGGCGATTAGCAGATCCAGTTATCCGAGCCCTGCGAGCCTCATAGCGGTGGTCGACTTGTCTTGAGGCCCTCGGCTGATCCCCCGAGGCTGCCCCGTCCGTCCAGGCCATCGCGTACTCGCAAAGCCTCCCGGCTTACCGGGTATCTCAACGCCTCGGGTTAGTTCCTCAGGTCGGGGCGGAGCCCCGCCGCTGGATTGCGGCGGCCGGCCCGGAGAGTTTTGCTCCCTCGGCGGTGATGGGTTCATTAAACCCCAATCCGGAGGCGGATGCAAGTCGACGAGGCCATTTCCTTCAGTAAGTGTCGTCACATTTGCGCGTGGCGGCGGCGCGGCCCTCCCCGGAACGAAGGTGCGGGGCGCGGGCGGCGGCCCGGCCGCGGAATCCCTCAGAAGCCGTGTAAGCCGTTCTGAGCGCCTTTCAGGGCCGGACCCCTCCGGGAGTGCGGAGACGGGGTAAAAGTCCGTCAGAATCGCTTACACGGCCTCTGAGGGGCATGTGCGGCCCTCTCCCCGGCACGGAGGTGCATGAGCGGGGCGTCCGAGGTGCAGCACGTGGCGGACTGCCGTCGGAGCCTCCGGTCGCCGAGAGGCCCGAGGGGCGGGCGTGTTGACCGAGCGCAGCGCAGCGGAGCGAGCCTCAACACGGCGACCCGAGGAAAGCCTCTCCGCCTGGAGCCGAGAACCTGCGAGGACGCGTGGGCGACCGGCGCCCCAGCGCCGCAGCGCCCTTCACGCGGACACCGCAGGGGCGAAGGCTCCCCGGCGCTGGCGACGGGCGGAGCCCGGCCAGCCCTCGAACCGGGGTTCAAAGACCCGACCCCGAAGCGGAGCGCAGCGGAGCGAGGGGTCGGGTCGGAACCGGCAACGGGTGCGGAAACGGGATCGGCAACGGATGTGACCTGGCTCATATATACACATATATTCCACTACCCACACAACACGAGCGCCCCTCGGGTCTCCTCCCCCCCTGACTCCGTCAGGGGGAGGAGACCCGGGGGCGCGAGTGTGTGTGGGCGCGCGCGCGGGCGCGCGGGTAACACTTTCCGAGGCCCATTGCAAGCGCAAAACGGTGAGGTTGTTCACGGAATAGGTCTTTTTCAAGTGGGACATTCCTCACAGGACTGTTTGGGAATACGCGTCCGACACGCCGCGGATTCTGGGGAAAGGTCCCAGTCATTTAGCACTCTCACCTGCCGAGTGCTACGACACGCCCGAGTCAAGGATGACCATGTAACTTGTCATACACTTTTTGACATAAGTATTAGTTACCCTTCCGACCGTGCTTAAAACCCCGTGACCGGGGCCACTTTCTCACTATGCGGACACCTGTCTCAGTATGTGGGCAGGTGGCGGGGACGTGATCTAGGGCACGCAAAAGGCCCCAGCCGCGATGGCTGGGGCCTTTCGAGAAGGGGGGCTCAGGCGTCCTTCGGACCCTTCGCGTAGGGGGTCTTGTTACGGGCCGGCCGGCGCGTACCGGTCCTCGTCATCGTGCCCGGGAAGGCCGGGTCGAGGCGGCGGGCCCGGCGCAGCCAGGAGTCCACGGTGTAGATGCTGCGGCCCAGCTCCTTGGCGATGTCGGTGCGGGTCTTGCCCTCCTCGATCATCTTGCGCAGGGTCTCGACCGGCGCCCCGCGGTAGGCGTTGCCCCCTCGTGCCGGCTTCTCGGCCCTCTCAAGCACGTTTGCGGCGATTTCACAGAGGGTCCTGTGGGGGACACTGTCGGGGAAGCGAACGCCCGTATCTGGGCGGCACACGAGGTTTACGACGTGGTAGCGGCCGCCGGAGTCCGGCTCGTCGGTGATCTCGACCCAGTACTCGATCTCGTTCTTCGTGTCCCGGACCTGGACGGCGGGGCGGCCCTGGATCGTGGCCTTACGGGCGGGGTAGGTGCGAAGCGCGTTGCGCATGGTGTCTCCTAGGGTTAGTGGTGTGATACGTGTCTCAGAGGATTTGGGAATACGAACCTTTCCCAGTGTTTCCAGGTGTATTCCCGTTTTCTGAAAGTGAGACGCAAGTCTCAGTGCAGTGAGTGTGCTCACTGGAGCGGCAGGAAGAGGCCGCGTTGCGCGAGGTGTCTCCTTAGTGTGATGCAGGTCTCTAGCGCCTACGGGAATAGGCAGATTTCTCAGTGTTTCCAACGTATTCCCGGTTTTGAGGATTTGAGACGCAAGTCTCAGCGGAGTGGGGAGGGTCACCTTAGAGGGCGGGAAGCGGGTCGTCCTCGTCGTGCAGGTCGTGCACGCCCCAGCGGGTGCCGGCCGAGGGGCCTGCCACGATCGGCACGTCCATCTGGCAGTCGAGCGGGCGGAGGAAGGTGTTGACGTCCTCCATGCGGCGCTTGCACTCGATCAGGATCGCCTGCCAGCGGTCCTCCGGCACCTCGATGCAGATCTCGTCGTGGACGGTGGCGACCACGTGCGCCCCCTCGACTCGGGGCAGCGGGTAGCCGGGGAGCGTGCCCATGATCGAGGCGGCGGCCATCTGCATAAGGTCCGAGCCGAATCCCTGCACGGGGCTGTTCAGGGCGTTGCGCTCGGCGTGGGAGGACTTGAACGAGCTCTTCGAGTACAGGTCGCTCAGCCACTGCGTGCGGCCTATGGGGGACGTTACGTAGCCGCGCTCGTAGGCCCGGCGCTTGGCGCGCTCGTGCCACTGGCGCATGCCGTCCCACATCTCGAAGAACGCTGAGTGGACCGCCTGAGCCTCGGCCAAAGTGAGAGAAACGTCATAGGCGGTGGCGGCGTAGGACTGGAATCCGCCGGGGCTCATGCCGTAGAGGAGACCGAAGTTGCCAGCCTTCGCCCTCTTGCGCTCCAGGCTGGTCACGTCCTCCGGCGCCTTGCCTGCGATCTTTGCGGCGAGGAGCCTGTGAAGATCGTCACCGCGCTGGAAGGCCTCAATCATCGGGGCCGAGCGGGAGATGAACGCGGCCACCCGCAGCTCGACCTGGCTGTAGTCGAGGTCGAGCAGGACGTGCCCGGGCCGGGGGATGAAGGCCGGCTTGAGCCTGGCAGAAATCTGCTGAACGTTAGGATTACTGGAGCTCAGGCGTCCGGTTTTTACGAAGCCCACGTTGTAGGTGGCGTGGATCACGTTGTCAGGGTCCTTGAGCTCAAGCCACGAGCGGAGGAACTCCAGCGTCTTGGTAGCGTCTCGGTGGCGGAGCAGGGCGTCGGCGGCTGGGCTGCCCTGTCGCTGCTGTGCGATGAGGACAGCCTTGTTCCACTGGGCGTTGCCGGAGTCCGTGCGGGCCGTCACGCGGAGGTCGCCTGCCTCGATGGCCTGGGCCACGAAGCCCTGGAACCACTTCGACGTCGCGGCCGTGGTCACGCCGTCCTTCGCCGGCGCCGGCGCCGGGGCGGTGCCGTACAGGCCGAGGATGTCCTCGCACGCCTTCAGGCGCAGGGAGTCCATCTCCTCGATCTTGGCGTGGACCCAGTCCACGTCGAGGAGGAACCCCCGCTGCTCCACCTTTGTGAGAGTCTTCACAGTAGGCATGGCGACGTAGGTCGCCACCTTGCCGAGGCGGGCCATCTGGATGTCGTCGGAGTCGAGGGGCTCCTCGTCGCCGGTGAGGAACATCTGGTCGCGATGCTCCTCCTCGATCTTCCAGGTGTAGTAGGTGTCACGCGCCGCGTACTCGCCGAGCTGGATCAGGTCCACGAGCTCGGCGGCGCCAGGTGTGCTGAGGTCGAAGTCGTCCCACTCCTCGATACCGAAGTCGCGAGCGGCACGGATCTTCAGGCGGGTGCGGGCCTCGGTGTCTACCAGCTGGGAGGAGACGGTCGTGTCCCACTCGATCCGGTCGGAGAGGTCCACGCCGGTCTGGGCGAAGACCCAGCGGGCGTCGAACTTGATGTTCGCGTTGACGAAGGGTTTGCCGCTGCGGTTGATCTCGCGGCCGACGATCGCCATGACCTTCCTCCACATCCCGATCATGGGGCTGGCCGGGTGCGAGAGGGGCACGAGGTAGGTCATCGGCTGCTCGCCGTCGAAGGTGCGCCAGTCGTAGGCGCCGGCCGCGACGCGCTCGGCGTTCGGGAGGGTGAGGGAGGCCAGGACGATGCGGGCCGGGTAGCCGCCGTTAGTGTCGCCTCCGGCTTCTGCGTATTCGTCCAGGCCGGTGGTCTCCAGGTCCATGACGGCCTTCTGGGAGGCGTGGATGGCCTTGACGAGGCCCTTCAGGTCCTCCTTGCCCCAGACCCACGTGATTGGGCCGCAGGGGGTGTGTGAGCCCAGGGCGGTCTTCCTGGCCCGGCTCACGACCTTCTCCAGGTCCATTATTCTCATGACTGCTCCTATCTGGGACGGCGATAGCCGTCGCCGGGTGATGGGTCCAGCCTACATCTTGTGAGGTGACGGGTAAAGAGCTCACAACTTTACAAGCGTGATCTGGGCAACAGAAAACCCTCCCGACCTTCACCCGGGAGGGTTTCCGTGTGGCGCCGTTGCCTGGCGAGGCTCTGGCCCGCTGACTAGGCGGTGGTAATGGCTCAGATCTCTCGCAGGAGAGAGACTAGCACGTCCTGTAGGTTGCCGACCTTGTAGCTGTACTCAACGCTGTTGCGGCGCGAGTAGACGTCCATAGTCCACAGGGGCCAGCGGCCGCGCTTCTCTTCGGACTGGGTGAAGGTCAGCACGAGGTCGTTGCCGTTCTCCGCCACGGTCTGGGTGACGCCGTCCTTCTCGACGGTGTGCACGTAGCGCAGGTAGGGGCGAAGGGCGTTGGCCCAGGACTGGGCGGACACTCGGCGTTCGGTGAGCGGGTTGAAGTTGCCGGGGAAGGCAAGGTGATTGGTAGAGAGGGATGTCATTGGATTCTCCTATCAGTTGGTGAGGCTCATGGACTCTGAAATGCCCCGGATGCACTGGCCCCCGCCTTTCAAGCGTACCTGGGCCTGAGATCCGGCCACGCCTGAGGAGGGGAGGTAGACCTTAGAGTCTCCCCAGGCCTCCACGTCCACGTCGTCGGAGGCCACGTACACCGACGCCTCCATCTGTACGACTACCTCGGAGCGGTCGTAAGCGTAAACGGTGGAGGAGTCGTAAGCGTCCACGACGCTGCTTTCCGTGGCGTAGACGGTGGCGGACTCCTCGGCGATGACCGTCACCTCACCCTCGCCTGAGACCCACACCGGAGCGGGGCCGTAGGCCACGACGTGGAGGTTCGCCAGGGAGTCGTCTACGGAGATCGGCTCGTCGGAGGCACCTCGAAGGTAGAAAGCAGAGTTGTAGCTGGTGAGGTCGTAACCCTCGCGCTCGGCCTCGTACAGGGCCTCACGTATGTCGGCGGTTGAGTTGATCGTGTACTCGTACTGGTTCTTCATGGGATTCCCCTTATCTGGGTAGGTGGAGAGGTAGATCAGTGCTGGTTCAGGTACAGGCTGTGACCGCAGCGTAGGCACCGCTTGTAGAACAGCGGAACCAACAGCCAGATGAAGCTGGTAAACAGGGCGAGTGTCCAGTGGATCAGCTTGAGACCTACGAGCTGAGCCCCCTGCTCGCAGTGCTTGCAGCCGCGGCAGGCGTGGCCGGTGATGATGAATGTTGAAGTGCTCATGCCTCAACTGTAGGTCGGCAGTGAGGCGGAGGCAATGCCTGACAATAGTTACTCAGGTGATGTGCGACACGTAGGTCCCGAAACGGTTAATGGATTTGTGGAAAAGGCTGGGGACAGGGATAGAATTTCCCCAGCATTCCCAGTAGCCCCGAGATAGGAGACCCATGAGTCCGCTGGACGAGGCGATCATCGCCAATGACGAGCTCCCCGAGCGAGAGCGCAAGACGAACGTCGACCTGGCCGAGGAGTTCAACACCTCCGAGGCGACCGTGCGCCGGCACAGACGAGCGCTTAAGCGTAAGGGCCACGACGATCTTGATCGCGACGCGTTCTTCGACCTCCCCGTAGGTGCCATCACGAAGCGCGGCAAGACCGTCCGCCTCGCCGACGGCTCGTACGAGAAGATCGAGTACCGCCCCGGCGCCGTCGAGATGGCTGAGGCCAGGCGCCTCTCCTACGAGGACCTGGAGTCGGTCTTCCGGGAGCCTCTCCTGTCGAAGCCCGCCCCGATCGTCAAAGACGACGATGACACCCTTGTGGTCTGCCTCGCGGATCTGCAATGCGGGAAAACTGGAGTAGGCGGCGGAACCGAGGACACGGTACGCCTTGTCCGTAGGGCTATCCACGACATCGCGGACGACATTCGCTTCCGCGACTCCTACAAGCGGATCATTCTCGCCGACGTGGGTGATAGCACTGAGGGCTTCTGGAACGTCGCCGCCCAGGCCCAGACCAACGACCTCTCCCTCACCGACCAGATCCGCACCGTACAGCGCCTCTACGCTGAGGCCGTCCGGCTGCTCGCGCCGCTGTGCGAGTCTCTCTACTACGTGGCCGTCCCGTCCAATCACTGCGCTGTGCGAACCGGGATCGGCAAGAACAGCCGGGCCAACGCTCCCGACGACGACTTCGGCATCATGATCTCCCACAACATCGAGGACATCATCGCCGACCGTCTTGGCTTCGAGCACGTCACCTTCCACCGCCCGGAAAAGTGGGAGGAGGCCGTCACGGTGGAGGCGGCCGACGGCACTCGCATCGGCTTCACACACGGCCATCTGGCGGGCTCGCAATCGAAGGTGCCTGGATGGTTCAGGGACCTCGCGTTCGGCCGCCGTAGCGGCCTCTACGACGCCAGGATCCTGGTTCACGGGCACTGGCACAACTTCGGCGTACGCCAGGTAGGCGACGCCCGCTGGATCATCTCCTGCCCCTCCGCCGACCGCGGCTCAGACTGGTGGACGAACATCAGCGGAGACTCCACCAGGCCCGCAATCCTCACCTTCGAGGCTCAGGGCGGCAACGCCTCCGCCTGGGAGCTCCACTCCTGAAGACACAAGCCGCCCACCTGTAACCGGGTTGGTACAGGTGGGCGGCTTGTAGTGTCTCAGGCAGCCTTCGTAACCTTGATGTCGTGGATCACGACAGGCACGCCGCCAGGAGTATGTGACTCAATGAAAGGGCCCCACTTCTCAGCAAACTTGAACATGCCGATGTGCTTATCGACCTCCATCGGGGTGATCTTCGCCTTGTAGAGTCTGTTGCTCCCCGGGAACGCCCTGAACTTCACGAACTCCTCCCCACGGCGCACCTCAATCAGATCCTCAGCGGCCCACAGGCGGCCGATGCGCAGAGGCACCATGGCCTCCTCATCGCCCTCCCCGGAGCCGCGGTAGGAGTAGCGGATCTCGATGTCCCACGTCCCCTTGGCCGAGCGCATCTGCTCCGGCGCCGGGTGGAGCGGGGTGTGCTCCTTGTCGACGATGACCCCATCCCCGGCCGGGGATGCAGTGACGCCAGGCCACTCGGTCACGGGCGGGAACGAGTTCTCGCCACTGCTGATGGGCGTCGTCGGGCGCACGATGATCGTGCCAACAGGTGTCCCCTCAGGCACTAGGGCCTCGCGGTCTAGGCGCAGCAGGCGCGGGGTGGCCGCCACCGTGGCCGAGAGGGCGTTCACCCTGGCGAACGCCTCTGACGACGCGCTGTCAGCCGACCCCGCCCGCGCCCTAGCCTCCTCCGCGACAGCCTTAGCCGCAACCGAAGCTGCGGAAGCATTCGCGGCGTCTGTGCGGACACCCGCAATCTGGGTCTCTACCTGATCTCTCGTAGGCCGCAGCTCCAGTGCGTCCAGGAAGTCCTTCCGGGTCACGTACTGGGCCGGGTCCAGGCCAGGCTGCCCCTCGCCCTCATCGTTGATCTTGACGCCGGACGTGCCGATGTTGATCGTCACCTGCGACGGACCGCAGTACCCGGTCTGAGGCTTCTCTTCCGCCATGCTTCTCCTTAGGCCTGAATCTCGACAGTAGCTGGAATCTCGGTGGCGCCGTCCCACACGGTTACGGCCACCCCGATCTCGTCGGTGCCGTTCCACACGGTAGTGACGGGGCCTGCAGGCTGGGGCGGCGGGGTCTTGTAGACCTTCACATAGTTGAACTTCACGTCCGCGCCGCCCGGTCGGACAACGACGGACGGGAGCCACCTGGCGTCGACCTTGGCGGGGAACTCCATGTCGAGGACGATGCGGCTGTTCTGGGCCGCCGGGAGGCGCCTGTCGAAGATCGCCCCCTCCCCGATCTTCACCTTCGCTTCGCTGTACCTGTTGATGACGATCCACACAACCGCCTCAGCATCGGCCGAGTACTCGTACTCGATCGTCCACTTGCCGTCGTCGCGAGCCAGCGCGTAGTTGTCGAAAAGGGTTGACGAAGACCCCGCCCGGATCAGCGCCCCATCGCCGTCCCTTACGCCGTTGCCGCGCCACCACGCCCCGAACGGGGGCAGGATGCTGTCTGCCACTACGCTTCCTTCCTTACGATGATCGTTCCAGGCTTAGTCCCGGCAGGGACCGCCTCGTGCTTGCCGAGGGACAGGACGGCCGGCCGGGAGCGCAGCTCATCCACCTCAAGCTTCAGGGTCAGGTAGCCCTTCAGCCACGGCACCACGAGCTCGAGAATGTGGGACGACGGCGGGTTCGCGTAGGGGTTGCCGACAGGCTCCCACTGGCCGCCCTGCTGTTGGTCCTCACGGAGCTGCCCGTCAGTGATGTACAGGTGGGCGATCCCCAGGGAGTCTGCCTTGTCGAAGACCTTACGGTAGTTCTCCGAGGTGACCCCGTGGACGACGGCCCACCAGCGAGTAGACGGGTACGCCTTCATGTGGTCCGGGAGGATCGGGGTACCTGGGTCCTCGTTCAGGAACGCCGTCGCGTCCTTCTCGAACATCATGCAGACATCGAAGTCGAGCTTGCACATGTCCTCGGAGATGTTCGAGCCCGAGTTGATGACGATGAGGAAGTCCTTGCCGTACTTGGCGCGGATCTTGTCGATCAGGGACTTGTACGCCGCTACGCGGCCCGCCTGGGCGCCCCACCCGTTGATGGCCTCGTCGAGGAACACTCCCTGACAGACGTCCCCGTGCTGGGACTTCGCCTTGTCGATCTGCCCGAGGATGTAGTCGGGGGTGTACTTGTCCACGTTCGGCACGTTGTTGCGGCCAGGGTCGCCTGCGGGGAGGGTGGCCGCGAGGTACTGCGTCTTGACGTAGAACACCGCCCTCTTAGCGCCCGCGGCCAGGGCCAACTCGGCCTGCGTCTTGAAGTCGACGTTGAACTCGTCCCAGTTGCCGCTGTTGCGGTTGAGGATGACGATGCCGAGCGAGCCGGCGAACTTCAGGATCTGCGCCCACTTCGAGGTCTTGCCCGGCTTTCCGTCGTCGTAGTAGTCGGGCCAGAAATACGTCACCGGGGAGTAGTAGCGCTCGCCGGGATGGAACGGGGACTGGGCGGCCACGGCCTTGTCCGCCGTCGCCTTGACCTCGGCCAGGGCCTCGCTGGTTGCGGCCTTCCTCGCCGCCTCCAGGGCCTGGTCGGCCTTCGCCGAGGCGGCGTAGATCTTGGAGGTTGTCGTGTCCTGCCTGGCGTAGGTGTTTCGCGCGGCCACTGACGTCAGGTAGTCGCCCAGAGCCGACTTGGCGGCGTAGCGGGAGTCCGCGTCGGTCTGCTTTAGGTATCCCGCCACCTCCGCCTTGGAGGCGTACTGTGCGGACGCCTCGGTCTTAGGCAGGGCGGCGTCGGCGGTGACCTTGACCTGGCTGATGCGGGCGCCGAGGGCTGAGTCGGCGGAGTGTACCTCGGCCTTGGTGGCGAGCCCCGAGAGGTCTGGGGCCTGGCCGCCACCGCCGATCTGAGCCTGAGCCAAGGCCGCCTTCGTGGCGTACGTGCTCTCAGCGTCCTCTGAGCGGAGGTAGCCTGCCAGCGACTCCTTCGTGGCGTAGGTGCTGGCGACGGCGGACGTGGTCGCGTACTGCGCCAGGTCGGTACGCGGGGCGGCGGCCGAGGCTACGGCGGAGACCGTGTCGATGCGCTGTCCGAGTGCTGTGTCCGCAGCCTGCACCTCCGTCTTGGTGGCGTAGCCGGACAGGTCCGGCGCCGGGGCCGGCTGGGCCTGGCCCTTCAGGGCCTCGACCTCAGCCTTCGTGGCGTAGGTGGCGGCGGCGGTGGCCGCAGGCAGAGCGGCCTTGGCCGTGGCCTTGACGGCGTCGATGCGGCCCCCCAGGGCGGCGTCGCCCTGCGTGCTCTCAGCCTTGGTTGCCAGCCCCGCGCCCTCGGTCTTCGTTAGGAACCTCTGGTCAGCGCCCTCGCGGCTGTACCAGGTGAGATCGGCCATATCCGTCTACCTCCAGGTGAGAACTCCATTGCCTAGGTCTATGACTTCAGACCTATTGATAGCCTCAAGGATACCCGGCTGTCCCGCAATGCGGACACCTCTTGCGCCAGGATCCGGCTGAGGGGTAGGGCCGGGGCCGGGCGGTTGCGGAGGATTGGGCGAGGGAGCCGCCGTCAGGAGGTCCGCGATGTTAAGCACGTCACCGTCTGCCAGGGTCCGAGTTGTCCTGACATGGGCCCCCAGGTCCCCCGGGATATTGAGATCTATCTCATAGTTTCCGGGGGAGATGGTTACCGTCCGGCCGGCGGGGCCTACCAGATATCCGTCGGTGTCGATGCGGAACGAGGCCCGACCTGCGACGATGTCCCGTGCCGGGAGAGGCGCGCCGAGGCTGGCGGGGGTGAGAGTGAGGCGGCCCAGGCGGCCCAGGCCGTCAGGGCCTACGACGCGGCCGGTGATCGTTGCGGTGGGGGAGGTCATCTGGGCTCCTGACGTAACGGTTTCGTCTCAGACTTTACCCTATCAATACGATCATGTAATGACTGGACTTCCGTGTATAGGTGAGACCTATCAGTACGGGCGTCATTGCGGACGCCCTCGATCTGGTTCTCCAGGCGGGCCATGCGGGCGTCGTGCCGGCGGTCCGACTCCCGAAGGTCGTCTACTGACGCGGTCAGGCGGGCCAGCCCGTCCAGGACCTGCCCGAACTTGGAGTCGAGGTCGTCCCGCAAGTTCTCGCTGTGGTTGTTGTGGACGCCCTCCGAGGCGGACTCGGCCGCACTGGCCGCCCTCGCGATGTGGGCGTTCATTCGGGTCATCCTCTCCTCCAGGCGCTGCTGCTGCTTACTGATCGTGATCCTGAGCCAGGTGATGAGAGCGACTAGCAGGGCCGTCCCCGCCGCGATCACGTCCGGCGAGGTAAGCACTGCGACAATCGGCGACGGGGACGACTCTGCTGCGAGCATGGTTACCTCAGCCGGCCAAGCCGGAAGCGTGGCGGGGGTTGTAGGCCTCCACCTCGGCCGAGGCGACGGCACGGTCGGTCTCCTCGGGCAGGGAGAACGACTTCAGGACCGAGGCCAGAGCGGCCGCGCCGGCGATGCCGAGGGCGCCCTTCCAGTCCAGGCCGAAGAGCGAGGTGCCGACACCGAAGGCGCCCACGAGGGACTGTGCGAAGGTGGAGATGGCGCGCTCGGCCAGGCCCTCCCAGAACGTCGCGGTTGCGTACTTCACATGTTCTCCTTCCATAGGTAAGGGCGGGGGCCCTCATGAGTCCCCGCCCTTAGTGTATCCCTATGAGTCTGTGAAGCCTCTATAGGTTACGCCGATGTCACGACCTCACCACAGCCTGCGAGAGCCGGCCTTGGAGTTGTTGAGTGCACGCTGGAGAGCGCCGATCGTGGCGGTGCCGGGCTCGCCATCGACCCAGTCCGCGAAGTCCCAGCCTGCCGGCAGGTACTCCTTGTGCCAGGCCATGATGAGGAACTGCAGAGTCCTCCACGTGGCCGCTCCGAGGACGCCGTCCTCGGCCAGACGCGGTGAGTCGTTCAGGGCGGTCTGAGTGGCTGCCGGGACGGCTGAGTTCAGGAACGCCTGGAGGCGGGCGATGGCGGGGCTGCCGCCCTCGTTCAGGATGCCGTCGATCGCGGTCCCCATGACCTGCTGGAGCCGCCCAATCGTCGCGATGCCGAAGACCCCGTTGCAGACAAGCTCCGACTGGCCGTCGGACTTGTTTTTCTTGCCGGTGTAGGGGCTCGCCGACGGCGTGGCCGAGGCTGCGGGGGACGGGGCCGAGGTAACAGCGCCGCCGCCCACCATCCGGTCCCACGCGGTCCGGTCACGCAAGCGGTTCAGGTCCAGCGTGCCGGAGTAGCCGGGCAGGCTCCCGTCCTCTGTGTACTGGTGGATGAGCGGCTGACCCCAGTAAGAAACCGACGGCACCGCCGGGTCCGAGTAGGGGCGACCGTAGTCCGAGTAGTCCGGGCCGCCCGCGTACCAGAGCGGGTACTGGGCGGCGACGGCGGACCAGTCGTAGCCGTTCACCGCGGAGCCGTTCATGTAGATGCCCGGCGTGGAGCCCGTCAGGGACTTCACGGTGTCAAGGAAGGCCTTCGCCCATCCCGGCCCCAGCGGCACAGCGTTGTCCTCCCAGTCGAGCCACAGGGTGGCCCTGCTGCGGAAAGCGCCGACGGCGGACACGAAGTAGCGGGCCTGGGCGGCCGCGTCACCTGGACGGGCGAAGTGGTAGAAGCCCAGCCGCTTCGAGGCGCTCAGGGTGGCGTTGGCCTGCGACACCATGTACGGGTTCACGTAGTCGTCGTCCTCGGTCGCCTTGACGATCACGAAGTCGGCCCAGATAGCGCCGACGTTCAGGCCGCCCTGGTGGCTGGAGATGTCGATCCCGTGCGCGTGCTGCGGAGCGGCCGTCTGAGACGCCGGTGCGGCCGGCTTGGCGGCCGGGGCAGACGCCTTCCACTTAGCGAAGGCGGGCCACTGCTGGAGGAACTTAGCCTCGTTGAATCGGTGGCAGCTGGTCCATGCTCCGCGCTGAGTGTGCGGGTGGCTGCTGTATCGGACGGTGCGGGTCTCCTGGCCCGTGGTGTCGCCAGCGTAGCCGTCGATACTGCCGTCCTCAGCGATCCACGCCTCGGATACGAGAGGATCGTTGCCGCCCTCGACGGCGACCACGACGTGGCCGACGCCGCCCTCGTTCGCGGCCGACAGGATGATGTCACCGACCTGGAAGCCGCCGTCTGGAGTCAGGTTCTCATCGGCCCAGCTGACCTCGTTGAAACCGTGCGACTCCATGCCGGCACGCATGTTGCCGGTCCAGTAGTCGTTGATCTCCAGGAGGGCGGCGTGCCCCCACGGCACCCCGTAGGTGTGGTGGATGCCGTAGGAGACGGCACCACACGCTAGGGACGAGCAGTCCGCGTTCTGCGGGCTTGAAACCCTGCCGTGCGCGTCGGCCGCGGCGTACCACGACCGGCGCTCGGGCTGGCTGTAGCCGACGTTCTCGCTGTCACAGATGCGACGGGCGATCTCGGCGGTAACGGATCCTACGGTCACTTGCTCTCCTTGCTCTGGTTCTGCTTCTCGGCCATAAGGGCCGCCACCTGCTGCTCGGCCACCACGGCCCTGCGAGTCAGGGCGGCGATCTCCATCGTCAGCGCGTCGATCACGGCGAGCGCGTCAACCTGGCTGGTCTGTGCTTCCATTTCCATTGCTCCAATCTTCTGGGCGAGGTGCAGGTCCATAGTAAGTGCCCGGCAGGGACATGTCGTCGGGGATGCCCCCACTGTTCCCGCCCCCGCCGGGCGGGCCGAGCTCCCAGTTGGTCTTACGGGCGTTGTCCTTCATGATCGGCTCGCCGTCAGCATCGTCCTCCCCGGTGTTGACCATACGGGCACCCTTGACGAGGACGTCCACGCGAGCCCCGGGCTCGCCCTTGACGACCACGGTCCACAAGCCCGGGTCGCTTCGGTCGATCTCGGCGGAGGCAGTGCCTGAGGCGAACACGACCCACGGCGCGACCGGGGAGGCGATCCGAGGTACGTAGTCCGGCAGCGCCCACCGGGCGTGCCCCGCCTCGTCGAGAGTGAGGTTCTCCCAGTACTCCACCCCGTCGTAGGGGGACTCGGTACAGGCGTGGGACAGCCACAGGCCGCCGCGCTCCTTGGAGAGCCTCGGCACCTGCATCGTGAACTTTTTCTCCGGGTTCATGTGGATGCCGGCGTTGTCGAGCCAGATCTGCGGGATACGGCGCCATGCCATGACGGTGGCGTGGTCATTGACCCAGACCCCCGAGTTCCGGTTGCCGAGCGTGGCGAGGTTGGCCCACGTGCGCCCTACGCCTAGGTACGAGTAGTTGTCGTTCGTCTTCCGGTACTCGAGACCACTGTCGTTGACTACGAGGGAGCTGGATCCTGTGCGTACGTGGTAGCCGAACTTGTTTAGGGCCATAGTGCCCCACGTACCGTTCGTGCCGATAAAGATGCTCAGCTGCTGGGCCCCCAGCATGAGGGACGGACGTTCCCTGTCCCCCGACTTAGCGGCCGACTGCAACGTGAGCGTAGGGACCCCGGTCTGCGAGTCCTTTTGCAGGAACAGCCCCCCGTCATCCCAGTCATCCTCCAGAGAGTTGAACACCAGCCCACAGCCGATCTTGGCCCCGGCTCGGGAGACATCGGTGCCGGTCTGGGCCCATACGAGGTCGTTGAAGTAGCACTCCGACCACGAGTCGCGCCGTCCGATGCGCCCGTTGATGATGATGTCCCCGGTGCGGGCATCGATGTCGAGGGACTTCCAACCGCTGGAGGAGTACACCTGCATGCCGGCCGACGACAGCTTGAGCCCTCGGTTAGTGGCCCTGTCGGTCTGGATCGTGGCCCCGGTGATGACCTTGCCGTCTAGCGCCCCCGCCTGGATGTTGTTGGCGGTGATCGAGTTGGCCGCGATCATACCGGCGTGGATCTGCTCGTACTCGCCACGCTTCGCGGTCACGATCTCCGACCACACGTGGTGGGCGGTCGCGTTCACGAAGGACGCGTTGCCGGTGACCGTGAGCTGGTCCGTGGTGATCTCCAGGAAGCGCCCGACGTCGGAGGCGATCTTCCGGGCAGTGACCTCGGCGATGTTGGCGGCGCCGGCCGTCAGCTTTCCGACGTCGAGGTTGCTGATCTGCTCGCTGGTGACCTTCATGCGCTCCCAGCGTGCGCCGTCCCAGCGCCACTCCGCCACGATGTCCAGGGTCTGAGCGTCCTGGACGCGGCAGGTGTCGCCGACGGCGGCGCCTGAGAACGGGGGCACGGTCTCTGAGTCGCCACGGATGTAGAAGACCTCCCCGAAGGACGTCTTGACGCGGCGGACCGCGGACTCCATCGTGGCGGCGGTCAGCCTGGAGACCGTCTTGGAGTAGTCGTCACCGGCCTCCTCCCACTTCCACCCCTTCGGGGAGTAGACGACGGTAGAGCCCGGGGCGTCCCTCGAGTTGGACGGGGACGAGTGGCCGGGGGCGGCGAACGCCGGGACGGTTACGTACTGAGCGCCGCGCGCCCCCTCGCCGGCGAGAAACGGTTTCTTAGGGCCCGGCATTACAACGCCCTGATGATGTAGATCGAGCCGAGGTACGGCTGGCGCACGTCAATCGGCGCGCCCGAGCCGGTGGAGGCCGCGATCGGGCTACGGCCGGCGCCGTTGTTGCCGGTGGACGTCAGGTAGGTGTAGCCCGAGGTGCCGATGCCGATGTCCTGGTTAGCGGTGCGGGCCTGGAAGCGGCGGTTCTGGTCCTCTACCTCACCGATCTGGTGGGTGTGCGCGGGCAGCTGGTCCACCGTCAGGGTGATGGTAGTGGCGCCGCCCTTGTCGTTCAGGTCGTACTTCGAGCCGTCGCCGGCACCGACAGGGGTGCGCTCCCGGAAGTCCGGCACCCGGAAGTTGCTCACGGTGGTCGAGCCGAACTTGGTGCCGATCACTCGGAACAGCGCCGGGTAGGTGTTGCGGTCAATCAGGCGCCCGTCGCAGCGGATCCACCCCTCGGGGTCCGCGTTGGCACCGTACATGGCGATGGTGCCGATCGGGATCGCCTTGTTCATGAGCACCTTGATGCTCTCAACGATCGTCTGAACCTGCTTCAGGATCTCGGCGGGCTGACCGTTGACCTTCGTCTCCAGATTCGTGACGCCCTGCGTGGCGGCGCTGATGCCGTCCTCGATGTGGATGAGGTCGGCAGCAGTGATACGGGTCTCGTTTGCACCGAACCCGTCCCTCCACTGCTTAGCGGCTGCGTATGGCTGCATCAATCGTCTCCTTTGGCTCTGAGGACGAAGATCCGTCCGTCGGGTGCGATCCACATGCTGGACCCTATTGTCCCACTATCCGGCGGGACGGGGCCTGACGTCACGAGGTTGGTGGCCACCTGGGTCATGGCCTCGGTGAGGTGCTTCATCTCCTTGAGCGTGCCCTCGCGGGCCGCCTGCTGCATGGCGTCGGAGTTCTTGAGCTTCTCCTCGACCTGTTTGACGATCGCGTCCGTGTCGACGTTCTGTTTTAGCGTGACCCGAGCTCCGGGTCCCCACTCCGAGCGGTTGCCGGCCCGATCGTAGGACCGCAGGCGCACCTCCCACTCACGGATCTCCAGGCCCGCCAGGTTGGTCCGCTGGAGAGGCACCGGCATGTCCGAGAACTTCTGGGGCGTCAGGCCTGGCTCGCGCACCGAGACCTCGATGCCGGCGAAGTCGGACGGCATGCCCTTCCCGCCAGTTCCCTTACCGTCCCAGTAGATGCCGAGCACGCCCAGGGTCTGGGTGAGGACGGGCGCCGTCGGCACGGGCGGAGGCTCGGTGTCGATCGCCATCGTGGCCTCGACCTCCTGCGACCACGAGCCTGTCGTGTCGGCGGTCACAGCTCGGACCTTGAACGCGTACTTCAGGCCGGCCGTCAGGTTGGCGATCTGGGCCTGCGTCTCCTTGGAGGTACTCATCGGGCCGGACAAGAACGGCAGCTGGCGCGCCGAGATCTCATAGCCCGTGACGGCCACGGCCACTCCCAGGGCGTCGGTCTCGACGGGGGACCACCTCAAGGTTGCGACGGCCCGCGGCCAGCCCTGGTCGTTGATCACCACGTCCGAGGTGACTACGAGGCCCTGAGGCGGCACCGGCGCGTACTTGCTCTTCGGCTTCTCCGGGCGGGGGTTCTTCCCGTCGGAGTTAACGGCGCCCAGGACACCTTTCTGGCGCTTGGCCAGGCGGGCCAGGACGTCGTCCAGGACGGTGCCGAACGTGGTGTGGCCCTGGCAGCGCCCGTTCTCCGTAACCGAGATGGAGATCTGCGAGACCCGCATACGCTCTAGGCCCTTGGCCCGCTCTACGCGGATCCAGTCGCCCAGGGCGTAGTCCTCGAAAGGCAGCCACTGAAGGTCGTCGGCCTCCCACTCGCGCTTGACCTCGGCCGCCGGAGTGGCCCCGGTCTTCATCGTCAGGGCGGCAACCTTTCGGGCGGTGGCCTCCAGGGTCACGCCGCCGGCGCTGACTACCTTCTCCGTACGGGGCATGCCCGCAGGCGCTTCAGGGTTGGGGAAGGTCCAGGTCTTGCCCTCGTCACCCTTCACAAGGACGTGGGTGCACAGCTGGGACCAGTCCAGCTTCTCCGGGGCCGACTTCGTGCCCGCCGTAAGGCGCCACACCACGTCTAGGTTCTCGCGCTTGAGCGCGGCGTCAGGGTTGTAGACCTGGAGAGTGCGGCCGCGCCAGCGGTAGTCGAGCATGCCCATGTTCATGAGCGAGTCCAGGATCGACTTAATCGACACCGACGGGTCGAAGGCGATGGTCGTGATTAACGCCCAGCGCTGCCCGGCGGAGTCGGACGTGGCGGACACGTCCAGGTCCAGGCCCTTGCCCCAGCCGCGCTTGACGGCCGCGTCCCAGACCGTGCGCAGGATCTCTCCGGCGTTGCGGTCGCGGAAACGGTACTTGCCGTCCTTGTCCATCGCCGCGAAGGGGACGTCCCACACGAGGGCGCCTTCGAGTCGGTGCCCGATGTGGATCAGGTCCGCGTGGCGCCGCTCGGTGCCGTCGTCTACCAGGTTCCACTCCGAGGAGAGGTTGATGAACCTGGCGTTGTACGGCTCGGCCCAGGTCTGACCGTCGTAGCAGAGCTCGACGGCGAGTTCCACGTCCGAGTCCAGCAGGGTTCCCCGTACGCCCAGGTCCCCGTTCGGGTAGGACAAGGTGAGCGAGGGGGTGGCCTGGCGCGGGCACGTGAACGTGCCCGCCAGCGCATCGGGGAGGACACCCAGGCGCGTGCCGGTGGCCTGGTCGTAGGCGACGTAGCGCATCGCCAGGCCGCGGGCGAAGGCGGGATTGCGCGGCATCAGTAGGCCATCCTTCCGCGGAACCGGCCGGTCGTCCCGGTCAGCGTCATGGAGATACGCCCGTCAGCGCTGGGCGTGGCCCTGAAGCCTCCCGGACTCATCGAGATCTCGCCGTCGGCGGGGCGAGCGTTGGGCTGTATGTCCCACTCGATGGACGGGTTCTTCCAGGCCCGATAGCCTGCAATGTCCACGATCAGGCGCTCACCCCCGTTCAGAGAGCCTGTGAAGGTGACCGTCGAGCCCGAGACGTTGTCCTTGACCGTGCAGATAGGGGCGGTCGGCTCCAGCATCAGCCATCCGTCTGGGATCGGCATCGAGCAACCGTCGAACTTCGACATGTCCGTCAGAAGCGCGACGAGGTTCGACGTCCCTCGCCACAGCCCGGAGACGATCTCATAGGTGATCGCGAACGTGATCGCCTCGGAGTGCGGGTCGAGCACAGGCTCGACGGAGGACGTGGGCCGGACCTGTGCCTCTCGAACGGGCTGCCCAGCTGGCGTGTACTGGAGAGTCTGGAGGCGTCCGAAAGCGAACAGCCGACGCAGCAGGTTCTGGTAGTTCGTCTCCAGCTGAGCCAACCCGCCCTTGCAACGAGAGCCGTCACGATTGTCGGCCCACGAGAACACGGTGAACTTCAGGGCGACGGTGGCGGACTTAGTGACCGACGGTGCGATCGGCAGCACGCCGAACCGGCCCGGAATGTCTACGGAGGCGTTCCAGGGTTCGCCTCGGGTCGACAGCGCCGTCCCCTCGGCGAGCACCCAGCGCCCGAGAGGGTCATCCAGGTCGGTTCCGTCTAGGGAGTAGATGGCCATGGGTGGGTGACCTTTCTTACACGATGGCGGCTAGCCGCAGGCCCTCGGCGACCTCGTCACGGGTCTTGCTGTCAGGCTTTGCCTGCGGATAGTGATTAGTTATGTTGATTGTAGCGCCTCCAAGGTTGCTCTTATGGAACGGCTCCGAGGCGGAGATCGAGCCGGAGGACGTCACCCGCCCGGTCGAAGCGCGGGCGGGGAGCGGACGCACGTCTGCGTTCAGCCCGATCGTGGCTGGCTTGGCGATGTCCTCGGTCAGGCCAGCCAGAGACTTGCGGACGGTGCCGTACTGGCTCTCCAGGCCCTTGACGAACCCCTTCATGATCAGCTCACCTGTCGGGGTAAGCAGGACCTTGTCGACGGGCTCAGGGCCCTTCCAGGACGTCAGCTTGCTGGTAAGTCCTCCCAGGGTGGACTTCACCGAGCCGAACATCGACTTCAGGCCGTTGATGAACCCCTGGATGATGTTCTTACCGGCGCTGATCAGCCAGGATCCGGCGCTGGAGAAGATGCTCTTGATGTTGTTGGGCAGGTTCTTGACGAAGTTGACCACTCCGTTGACGCCTGTCGAGACAACCGACTTGATTCCGTTCCACGCGGCCGAGGCTCCGGACTTGATGGCGTTCCACCCGGCGGAGATGACGCTCCCGAGGAGGTTCCACGCTGCCTGGGCGATTCCCTTCAGGAGGCTGCCGAAGTTTCGGAAGGAGCTGGAGATGAAGTTCCAGACCCCAGTGCCGATCTGCTTGATCCCGTTCCACGCCTGAGACCAGTTGCCAGTGATGATGCCCATGACGACATTGATGACACCCTGGATGATCGTCATCATGCTGGTGATCGTGTCGCGGATGTTGTTGACAACCGGGACGACGATGGGCATGAGCGCCTTGACTACAGTGCCGATCAGCTGGAATGCGGGGATCAGGGCACTCATAATCGACGCTACGATCGGCTGGATGGCTGGGACGATCGCAGCGAGCAGGTCATTGATGAGCGGGCCGAGGACAGCGAACAGGGCCGACAGCACGGGGCCGAGGGCCTGGATGACCGGCATGAGTGCCGCAGCTAGCTGCTCGATGATCGGGGCCAGCAGGGCAGCCAGCTGAGTCATCACCGGCGCCAGCTGCTCGACCAGCTCGGCGATCAGCGGGGCGACGGCTGCGAGCAGCTCGCCGCCGACTGTAGCCAGGGCACCGAACGCCTCCCCCAGGGCGGGCATGGCGGGCGCAAGCGCCTGGACGGCGATCAGGACGTTGTTGAAGAACGACTCCAGCCCGCCCTGGAAGGCGGGGTTCTGCAAGGCCGTCGAGATTCCGTTCAGCCCGATCTCGATGATTTGGCCGACCAGCGGAAGGATAGTGGAGAGCGTGGGCGCCAAGGACACGAACGCCTGGCCCAGCGAGCCAACGCCCTGGAAAGCGTAGGACGCCGCCGTGCCCATCGCGCTGAAGATCGTGGTCAGAGTGCCCTGCCACAGCGGCCCGTTGACCGCGGCGTTGGCCCGATCGAGCCCGTCGGCGATGGCGCTCAGCGGGGAGGAGCCCGCGGCCATGGCCGAGAAGACCCCGCCGAGGATCCCGGCCAGGTCGGAGACGATGTCTTTCAAGGTCCCGAAGGTCTTCGCGGCGGACTGGATGGCCTTGTCCATCTCGCCCGACTCAGTCTTGGCCTGGACCCAGTTCTGGAAGCTGTAAGCCACGCCATTGGCCCACTCGGCGATCGAGGGGAGGTACTTCGCGCCGGTCTCGCCCAGCGTGAGCAGGGCATCAGTGAAGGCGCCAGCGCCGTCGCCCCCGATGTCCATGGCCTCGGCCAGGTAGCCCAGCGACGCCTGGAAGCCTGGGAGATGGTCCTGGGCCGCGCTGGCGACTGCGCCAGTCATGGCCCCCATCTGAGAGGCCACGTCCGAGATGGCCGGGGTCAGGGCCTCCAGGCCGTTGACGATCAGGGAGCGGACGGCCCCCTCGGCCTCTCCCCAGAACGACGTGGAGATGGAGTCCTGCAGCGACTCGAAGGACGGGCCCAGGTCCTCCAGCACGGTGGAGGCGTCGGACATGGCCGCGGCGAAGATGCCTATCCCCGCGCCCGCCGCGGCCAGGATGCCGGGCATGGCGAGCAGGGCCGGGAGGGTGTGGGCGATGCTCACGCCGAACTGCGCGATAGTCCCCAACCCGGCTCCGGCGACAGACGTCAGCCCGAGGATGGCGGTGCCGGCCCCGGCCATCTTCACGGAGAAGGTGTCCAGGTTGGTGAAGATGTCGTTGAGACTGTTCTTCAGGTTGCCGAAGATGTTTCCTCCGGCGAGGGCCTTCAGCTCGGCGGCGACCTTCGCCAGCGACGCCTTGGCTAGGCGCACGTGAATATCGACGTAGCGAGGTTTCTTGGTCAGCCGGGCCAGGTCGAAGCGCGCCTTGCCGTCGTCGAGGTCTGCGTTGACGGTCGCCTTGCCGTCAAGCTTGTTGAGCTCGTGCTTAAGCTTCCGCCTGGACGCCTCGGACAGGTGGGCGTTGGCCTCGATGTCCCCGCCGAGCTTTTTCAGCTCCGCCTGGAGCTTCCTCTTGGAGGCGTCGTCGAGCTCGGCCTCGGCCTTGAGCTTTGCGTCGAGCTTGGCGATCTGCTCCTTGATCTTGCGCTGCGTAGCCTTCTCAAGCGAGGCGTCGACCTTGACCTCGGACTTGATATTGGCGATCTTCTCCTTGAGCTCAGCGATGTCCTGGCCCTTGATGTCGACCTTGGCGTCGATCTCCGCCTCAGTCTTGCGGATCGCCTCCAGCGCGTGCTTGCGGGACACCTCGTCAAGGTCGACGCGGGCCTTGATCGCGGCCTTCATCTCGTCGAGCTCGCGGCCCATCTTGGCCACGGCGTTGTCGTCCAGGACCGGCTTGACCGGGGTACGCCACTCGGCTCGGCGGAGCTTCTGCTTGATCTCCTCCAGCTCGCGGGCCGAGATGGTTACCTCCGGCGACGCCTTGGTGTTGGCGATCGCCGTCTCGATGCGGCGCAGGTCCTTCGGGTCGATCTTGGCGTTGACCTGCAGCACGAGGCCGTCCAGGGCGTCCTTGACGGAGTCGCGCATCTCGCGCGCCCACTTCTCGGCGGCGCGCTCGATCCTCTTGCCGATTTTCTTGAGGCTCTTCTCGATGCCCCGCTCAGCGTCGCCGTTGAAGTCTCGCGCGTCAGCGCCGACCTCTATGAAGACCTCGCCGATCTTGTCTGCCACGGGCTACCCTCCCCGCTCGTACGTCGAGCGGGCGGCATCGCGGCCCGACTCCTGTCTGAGGCCATGATACCGCCCGCATAGGCGTGTCCTATAGGTGATGTCACATCCCGAGGGCCGACTTAAGGGACCCGAACCCGCTGGACTCGTTGCCCGAGTACCACGGGCTGCGTGGGTCGGTAACCTCGACGCCATTGGGCGGGAGCCACAGGTCCCTCTTCAGCTTCTCGGTAGCGCCTTCGTCCTCGGCGTTGCGGGTGAGGATCCACCACATGACGTGGCAGAACCGGTTCAGGGGCAGGGTCTCCAGGTCGATCCCGTGCCCGAGGCAGAACCCGTCGATGTAGTCCCACTCCTTGTGGGCCGAGGCCAGGAGGCGCTGGACTACGTAGGGGGGTTCTCCCCAGCCTCCTCCATGACGGCGGAGATGAGGTCAGTCAGGTCCGGGATGTCGAGGTCGTCGGACGGGCTCTTCAGCCGCTTGACGACCTCGGCGCCGGTCTCCTTGCCGAAGAGGACGTGGCACCACTTCGCCAGGCCGTCGATGAGCTTCTCTGCATCCTCGCCGGCGTCCTTGAGAGCCTGGGAGAGGAAGATAGCGACAGAGGTCTTGGGCGGGCGGACCTTGTACTCGGTACCGACCAGTTCAACAGTGATGGATTTCCGGGTCTTGCCGGGGATCGTGATAGTAGCCATAAGGCGATTCTAATGGAAGTCAGAGGGCTTGATAAGCCGTACCGCGTCCCGGACGAAGTGGGCGCCCTTGATGCCCTTAACCCACTTCGCGAAGACGGCCTGACTGGAGCCCTTCGGGGTGAAGACCATGCGCGACGCCTTGACCGGCCCGTGCGGCCTGGTTCCCTTCTCCTGGTAGGCGGCGTAGGGCGTCCTGACCCCGATCTCGAAGGTTGGATTGAGCGGGTGCTTGCCGGGGACGCGCTCAATTGTGACAGAGTTCACCATCCGGCCCGAGTTCACGCGCCCCTGGGCACGGATGTTGCGCTGGATTCGGCCCTGCGTGCGCTTGGACGCCTTCAGGGCGGCCTGTTTAGTGATCTGGGCCACCTTGTCTTGGCGGATGGGGCCCTTGAACCGTACTCTTACGTGAACCATCTCACACTACCTCACGAGTTTCCGAGGACGTCACGGGCAATTGAGCCGGACCGTGAAGGTCCACTCGCCCGCCACGCAGCCGCCGTCGGGGCCGGATGCCTGCCAGTCCATGTCGTTGGCGTTCGTGGACGACGTCAGGAACTTGCCCAGGTCAGCCATGTCCTGGTGCAGGATCGCCGCGTCGGCCGTCAGGTCGAAGGGGCGGGGTCCCCGGCCGCGGTCGTCCACGACCTCGACGCAGCGCAGCGTCCCGAGCGCGTAGGTAGCGGCCCAGTAGCGCACCGAGCACGCCTCGCCGTCGGCGGCACGGGGGCCGAAGACCGGCGAGACGGAGACGGTACGGACGTAGAGGTGCCCTGCGCAGCACTCGTCCCACGCCACCTCGGCTCCGGGAGCGACGTAGGCCTGCGAGACCGCGTTGGACAGGGCCTGCGCGCCGCCCTTGAGCAGGGCGAGCGCTGTGGAGTGGACGACGGACGGCACCGGCGAGGCAACTCGGCCAGACAGGGCTGCGTAGTCCTCGCTCTGGGGGCGGTTGCGGCGTGTCAGCCGCGGGGCCGGGCTCACCAGATCACCCCGCCGCGGCGGTTGGACGGCTGACGGCGGGCGTAGTCGTCTGGGTTGTAGGCCCTAGCGGCCTGGCGGGGCTTGCGGATCGAGGTGACCCAGGAGTCGACCAGCCAGATTCCCGTGCGGCCCTCCTGCATCTCGTCGAAGTCGTCCTGCACCTGGACGGTGACTCCCTGCCGGGTGACCGACTGGAGCCGGGCCGGGAGGGCGCAGTCGCGGTCCATGCAGGCCGCCTTCGCCAGCTCGAGAGCGAGCACGCCCGCGGCGACCTGACCTCCCTCGGGGACGGGGACGCCCTGTGAGTAGCGGATCTCCCAGGTGCCCTCTTCGGTCGTCGGCCGGGACAGGTCTTGTACCGGGGGGAATACCAGCGGAACGTCGGGGCCTAGCGGTGAGGTGCGGCCTGTGAGCTGGAGCACGGAGTGGTTGATGAGCCGGTACGCGCCCAGAGGGAGCACCTTGCCGTTGATCGTGACCTGGTGCACTCGGTGAACGTTGCCGGGCAGGCGGATGGCTGGGGTGCCTTGGGTATGAGTGCACAGCGGACCGCACAGGCCGCACACGACGTCGTGCAGGACGCCACCCAGCCGGAACGGGAGGAAGCCCCTCAGGTACTCCTGGGACTGGTAGGTGGGCGGCGGCACGCAGTCGGCGGGCTCGGGACGGATCACGACGATGTCGGTCCCGAACCGGCGGCCCGTCCACTCCCAGAGCAGCTGGGTCGCCATGGCCTCGAAGGTGTGCTGCTGCTCGGGGCGGCCGGCCTCGTCCAGGTACTCCTTCAGGTCCTCGCACGCGCTGTAGGAGACCGGCCAGTCTCCTGGGCCGTAGCCCCTGTCAATGTCCTGCATGCCCTCTCCTACAACGCGTACGTGGTGCGGGATGGCTACGCCGCCGGGAATCCATAGGCGGTGCCCGCACGGATGAGTATACCTATAGGCGCCGCCTAAGGGCCGTAGAGGCGCTTCTACGGGGAGCAGGTACGGTGACAGCCCCGCAGGGCGTTTGTGCGCTCTACGGGGCTGTCAGTGCCCTGAGGGTGTTGGTATGGCTCAGGGGACGGTGACGGGCTGGTCGCTGTCCGGCGGGGGAGCGAGAGCCGTGTCGATCATGAGGAGGTGGTCGAGCGGGTCGAGCGGGGTCGGCAGCTTCGCGTTCTCGAAGCCGGCGCCACCGGCCCTGGCCTTTTTGACTACGTCGTAGGGGCCGATGCCCCAGGCGTTACCGGACTTGGTGACGGCGCCAGTCATGGAGAACGACACCGCATCCTCGCCGGTCACCTCGATGTCGCCGACCGTACCGGCGGCGATGAACGGCAGCAGCAGGTAGCCGCTGGCGTCCTCAGCGCCGGCGGCGCAGGCCTGGCCGGACAGGCCGGTCCACAGCTCCAAGGCGAATTTCTTCTCGATCTTGCCGTAGGCGACCTTGAAGCCCGCGATGTCGCCCGCGTGGTCCAGGTACTTCGTGGCGTTGGTCACAATGTCCAGGACGGAGGGGTTCACACCGCAGAACTCCAGCTCGACCGTGAAGTACTTGAAGGTGTTGGACTGCTTCTCGTTGACGCACAGGGAGCCGTCGGCCTTGCGGACCGTGATCTCCGTGCCGTCCTCGACCTCGGCGGCGAGCTTGACCGACACGAAGCCGCTGGTGGCCACCGGCTTGTGCTGTGCCTTGTCGAACTTGCCGCAGGTGTCCAGCGGGGTGACGCGGATGCGCTTCCCCAGCACTGGTGTGTATGAGTGCGTCTTAGCCATGGCTCAGCGCATCCTTCCCGTTGGTGTTGGAGTTGGTTGATCGGTAGGTCATCTGGGCTCAGAACTGGCGGGCCACGTACTTGCCGGTGCCGGGGTCGGTGGACACCTTCACGAAGTAGGCGTCGTCCGGGTTGAACGCGATGACGTACTGCCTCTCGGCTACCGCCGTCAGGTCGTTCTGCCCCTTGTCGAAGCCGCCCGCACCGTTGGTCGAGGTGAAGACGTCCCCGCGGTAGATCAGGATCGGCCCGGTGGACGCGATGATCGGGGGAGTGTCGTCGTACCCGTCGCCGAAGACCACGGGGGTCCCCATGCGGGTGTAGGACTCTCCGGTCCGCTGGTCAGTGTCGATGTACAGGCGCCCGGCCAGCATCGACCCGAGGCGCTGTGAGAGGTGGAACGTCGGGGCCACGCCCGGGGTGTGGGCGTACTTCTCAGCCGCGTTCCACGCGCCCTCGGCAGGCTGTGCGCCAGCGTCGTTGGCCCACTCCTGGACGCGTTTGAGAGCGGGGCCGGACCCGCCGACGCCGTTCCACAGCGCCTTCTCGACCGCGTACTCCTCGTACTGGGCCAGGCGCTGCGCAGCGATGGCGACGGCCTCCTCGGGGGTGTGGTCGAGAGGAGTGGTGCGGAAGGTCGCGTAGACGGTGATCGGCTCCATCGACTCGACGGTCACGCCCTTAGGCTTGTCCAGGACCTTCGGCAGGCCCTTGACGGTGCCGGGCCTCTGGTACTGGCCGATGGTGCCGACGTCGGTGCGCGCGACGTCCTCCCAGGTGACTCCGTTCTCCCAGCGGATCGAGGAGTCCTCGATAGGCGCGAACCTCGAGAAGAGGCCACCCTTCAGGCGCTGAGTGACCGGCGCCTCGATTCGCTGCTTCGGTGCGATGATGGGCATCTGTCCTCCTTGCTGGACGGTGACTGGCTAGGGACGATCACGGGGCGGGCGGGGACTGGCCGCCGCCCGCCCCGGAGTCATCACTTGGCCGGGTCAGCCGTGCCGTTGGCGAGGAGCTTGATGCCGGTGCCGGTGCCGCCGTTCGGGTTGATCGGCACCGTCACGACGCGGGCGTCGTGGCCGCGCTTGGCGACCAGGTAACCCTCCTCGGTGAACAGGGCGGTGTAGTCGTTCTGGCCGAGCAGGACCGAGTCGTAGACGGTGTCCAGGGTGATGACGTCCTGGCCGCCCTTGACGAAGGTGCCGGCGCTGTAGAGCAGGAACTTCAGGCTGGAGCCCCAGACCTTGAAGTCGCCGGCAGCGCCGGTCAGGGCCTGCCAGTCGTAGACGAACTGGGGGTTAACGCCGCGGGCCTTGAACCACGCGTCGATGCGGGCGTCGTTGACGTCGGTGAGGTCGACGCCCTGGCGGCGGGACAGGTCGGTGCGGATGGCGCCGTGGACCCAGTAGGGGAAGACCGCCTCCAGGGTGGTGGAGCGGGAGAGGCGCTGAGCGTAGCGGTAGTGCTCGACCTGCAGCTCGATGGCGGTCAGGATCGGGGCGGCGGCGCCGATCTGGCCGGCGTCCAGGGAGACCACGGTGGACTGCTTCTCCATGGCGGCGATGATGCGCTCGCTCATCTTGTGCTCGTGAGCGACGAGGGCGCCGCGGATGGTGCGGGCGACCAGCTCCGGGTAGCCGCGCTGCTGGAGCAGGTTGGCCTGAACGTGGATACCGGCCGCGGAGAGGCGGACCTCCTCGAACTCGGTGCAGGGCACGTTGTAGACGGGCTTGGCGCCGACCTTGTTGGTCGGGTCGGTGGCGGAGGTGGGCTGGTACTTGCCGGCCTTCGCCTCCTCCTCGGTGAAGTTGAAGGAGGGGGCCGCGTAGAGGTCGGCGAACTTGGGGCCCTTGGTGAACTTGATGCCGCCGCGGGTGACGTTGATCTCAGGCAGGGAGATCAGGCCGTCGCGGGACTCGTCCTCGAGCAGGTCGTAGACGGTCTCGGAGGGGGCGCACCAGCCACCGGCCGCGACGAGGGAGCCGCCAGGCAGGTTCTTCTCGTTGACGGCGAAGGCCATGGCGGCCTCGGCCGACTCGGGGGAGTTGACGGTGGCGCGCTCGTCGAAGGACTTACGGATGACAGCCAGGCCGTGGCGCTCGCTCATGGCGCGGCCGGCGCGGGCGGCGGCGGCGTAGGCGCCGGAGTTGAAGCCTTGGAGGCGGCGGTCGAGCGCGACGGCCAGGTCCTCGAAGGTTGCGTCGGAGTCGGCGGCGAAGCCGGGGACGTCGGCCACGGTCATGCGGGCCTTAGCGGTGTCCTCCACGGAGGTCTCCTCAGTGATCGCAGGTGCGGGGGTGTGAACGTGCCGACGGATGCCGGACAGCTTGATGGGGCCGCGGGGAGCAGCAGCGGTGACGGCCTCAGGCTTGGCGTCAACCTCAGCGGCGGGCTCGACGTCGGCCGCGGCGGCCTTGGCCTTCTTCTCGGCCTTGGCCTCAGCCTCGTCCTCGGCCGCGTCGGCCTTCTCCTCGGCCGGGGTGTCGTCATCGTCCGAGTCGTCGGCCGGGGCGCCGTCCGCGTCATCGTCGGCAGGGGCGGCGGGCTTGTCGGCACCGACCTTGGCGGCCATCTCGGCGGCCTTGGCGGCGCGCTCGGCGGCGGCCTGCTCGCGGGCGCTGATCTCAGCGGACAGGACCTCGATGCCGTCGGTCAGGGTGCCGAGGGTGGCGAGGTCCTCGTCGGTGAACTCGCCACCGGCGTAGAGGGTCTGGAAGGCGTCGACGGCCTTGGAGCGCAGGTCACCGAGGTCGGCAGCGCTCAGGTCGGACAGGTTCTCGGGGATCTCCAGGTCGAAGGTCTCGACCGGAGCGTCCTCGCCCTGATCGGCGAAGACGGTGATGTCGAAGTGCTTACGCATGTTGAGGGGTCCTCCGTGTCTCGTTGCTGGGCAGGGTTCCCGTCCCCAGCGGGGTACACACGAGGCCCTGCTGCCATGCCGTTGGCTTAAAGGATACACCTATGAGTGGGATGGCCCTCATAAGACGAACAGAACCCCCGCACCGCCATGAGCAAACGGTGCGGGGGTTCTGCCTGATCCACCCAGCGTCAGGAGTCCATGAGACCTCTAACGGGGATCATCATAACCGATGACGATGGATGGCGCGAGGGCTAGAAGCGAGTGATCGGGGAGGAGTCCTTGGAGCCCTCGCCGGGCAGGGTGCCGTCGGCCAGGGGCCGGGGCTCGGTGCCTACCGGGGGAGTTGTAGTACGTCCACATCCGCATCCCATGATTTCTGTTCCTTTCCTCAGATGGATCCGAGACGGCGTGCCATGGACGCCGCCTTGGCCAGTGTACCGGCGCGCTCGACCCGGGCACGCATCTTGTCGGCGGCCGTAGCGCGCTGCAGGTCGCGCCGCCGCTCGGACTCGGCCAGCCGCTTCAGGTAGGAGATGTCCCCTAACGTGAGGCCGTCGCCCGCCATCTGGCTCGAGGGGTGCGCGGCGCGGGTGGCGGAGTCGTCGTGAGCCACGACGCCGGACGCCTGCAGGGAGCGGACCTCACCCGAGGCCAGTAGGCCCTGCGGGCGGGGAACCGGGAAGCCGGGCACGTTGACGGCCAGGGCCCCGACCAGCTCGAGCGCGCCGCGGATCGTGCGCCAGTCCCCGGAGATCGGCGCGGAGCGGGCCACCCGGACCTGCTCTGCCGTGATGCCGGGGCGGAGAGACCCTGCCACCCAGATGCCGTAGGCGTCCTCGCCGGCCGCGACGTCGGCGAAGACGGTGCCGGTGTTGTCGTAGTGCTCGGCAGCGGCGTTGGCGGAGTCGCGAGGACCCGCGTGCCCGGTTCCCATTGTGAGATGCCCCACAGCCACGGACGTGCCCTCGGCCGTACGCAGGGCGCCGGTGCGGAAGTAGGCGTAGTTCGAGGGGCTCGTGGGCGGCTCGACGCACTTCCCGATCTGGCCGATGTGGCAGGTGCCCCAGGCTGCGATGTGGCCGTAGACGCGGCCGTCGTCCTCGACCACGAGGGCGGTCGGACCGGTCAGCTGCGGGTCCTTGAACCACGCCTCTGGCGGGGCGGTGGGGATAGCCGCAGCGGTCAGCGAGTCACGGCTCAGCGGGCTGGCATCTGCTGAGCGGGCCATTTTCTCCTCAGAACCGACGTTTTCGTCACGCTCAGCAGGCTCAGGGGTGCTGGGGGCCTTCCCAGCGGCGTAGACGCGAGCCGTGGCGAATGCGGGAACCGCCACGAGCGTGGCGGCACGCAGGCGAGCCGACTCGATGACGGTCAGCTCGTCCGAAGAGGACATGGCCGCGACCTTTACCCGCCCGTCAGGGTCGGCGTCCCCGTCGGACGGGGAGGGCTCGGCGGCCTCCGGCATGTCCGCCTTCGCCATGATCCTGAACGTCACGTCGTCCGTGTCGATGGAGACGCCGTTGGACATCTTCTCGCTGACCTGGCGGAACGCCTCGGTGCCGGTAGCGCTGCCTAGGTCGAAGGTCCCAGTGGCGTAGATGTCGCCGTTGTCGCGACGCTCAACGGTCTCGATCCGGCCGCAGACCTCGGCGCCATCGTGGCCTCCCACGTCCTTGAACGCGACACGCAGCGGGATGGGGAGGTCGTCCCAGCGCAGGGCGCCGTCCTCGATGAGGCGGCCGTCACCGGTCATCTCACCCTCTCGAGCGATGACGCCCTCCCAGCGCCCGTCGGCTGCGGGAGAGGCGTCGGCAGTGTCGGGCTCTGGGACGGTGTCTCCTGCGGGCTTGCTGTCACCGCCCCGGAGGTCGGAGAACTCGCCCACACGGCGGGCCGTCTCCTCGATGCGTAGCTTCATGGCTGTCCTTTCGATGTCTGAGGCTGAGTACTTGACGTTGACGGCCCGGTTGACGGCGGGGCGCGCGTCGGTCGGAATGAGGATGCAGCGACAGTTCGCCGTCTCCTTGATCGGCCCGGCCGGGTCACCTGGGTAGAGCAGGTGAGCGCCGCCCACGAGGAACGGGGTGCCGAGGTCCTGCACCTGCCCGTCGGCCTCGACGTGCGTGGGCCGGACACGGTTGTCGTGGACCGTCACCCAGCGGAGGCGGCCGCGCTTGAGGGCCAGGTCCGAGGTCGCCATCCGGTGGGCGGCGTTGGCAGTGGCCGCGGTGCGGGCCAGGGTGCGCAGGCGGGCCGCGTAGGCAGTCGTGGCCTCCCCCTTACGGCGGGAGGTGCCGAGCAGGCGGCCCAGCTCGATCTTCGTCTTCCGCTCGCCCCAGCCCTCGGAGGCGGCACGCTTCAGGAGAGCCCGCACGTCCTCGTAGACCATGACCGGCAGGCCGGAGTCCTCGAGGATCCTCTGCACGGTCGCGTACTGAGGTAGGCGCCGCCGGCCGCGCCCGTCGCGGATGAGGTCGCGGATGGCGGCCTGCCAGGCCGAGCGGACGGAGGTCCAGGCGAACGGGTTCGGCACCCGATCACCGGCCGCCGTCAGGACCGGCGATTCCAGTGCGTCCTCGGCCAGGGTGCGGACCTTGCGCAGGAAGTCGTTCAGGACCGGCTCGGCCAGGTCGAGGTACTCCTCCTCGATCGCGTCGCGCCAGTCGGAGACCGCCTTGGGGGAGTCCCAGTCCGAGGGGCCCTCGGCCAGCAGGTCGGTGCCTGCGGTGGGGATGGTGCCGACCATCAGCGCACCTCCTCCAGAGACGCCCGGTTCAGGCTGGGGGTTCGGATGAGCGCGTTCTCCGGCAGGACGTAGCGCAGCGCGGTCACAAGCCTGTCCAGGCGGTGTGGCACGCCGTGCGTGGCGACCTGGGACACGTATGCGTCCAGCAGGGTCACGACGCGGCCGGACTCGACGCCGGGGCAGCCGTGGTTGTCAAGCAGGGCCGGGACGACGTCCCACGCGCCCTTCGTGGCCTTGCTCACGGTGATGATGTCGGTGGGCCACAGGACGTGCGCCTCGTGGAACGGGCGGCCCTTGAGAGCGTTGAAGCGGGCGCGGTCGGCCCGCACGATCCTCTTGCCGACGGCCTCGAGGGCCTTGACGACCAGGACGTCAACGACCGCCACGAGGGCGGTGGCGTCAACGTCCTGGCCGTGAGCGGTCAGACGCGCGTCCGGGTTGCGGCGCTGGACGGTAGAGGCGGCGGTAGCGGCCGACGCCGCCGCGTAGGCGCGGGCGGCGTCGGCAGTGGGTGGGGGAGGTGCCATTGGTTCTCCTGAGGTCGGGTCAGGCCCCTGCAGGGGCCGTGGTGGATGACTCCGGGCGGGCGTCGCCGGATGAGACCGGCGCCTCGCTACCCGGCACCCTACCCGGCTCGGCCGCGTCGACGCCACTCGGAGGACGGCCGGGACCGTCCTGATCCGGGGCGGGGGCGGCGTCGGCGGGAGCGGTCGGCGGCAGGGCGAGCGCGCGAAGGGCCTCGGACGGGGCCGAGTAGTCGCCCTCGTAGGCTTTGAGAATCTCCTCGGTGAGCGGGCCGATGCCGATCGTGCCCATGAGGTCCGGCCGCTTGGTGACCATGGCGAGGGCCTGCATGAGGGCCCGCTCGTCCAGGGGCTTCGCGTCGGAGTCGTCGAACCCGCTGGCCTCGCGCAGCGCCTCGTCCGACACGGCGCCGGCGCGGTGGAGGTTCAGCGCCTCCTCCGACCGGTTCGGTCTGGCCACGAGGGCGGAGACGTCGTAGCCGACGGACAGGGTCCGTACCTCGTCCTCGCTCAGGCCCGCCGAGAGTAGGACCGGGCGAAGGTACTGGCTGGTCAGCGCGTCGCAGATGAGGGCCAGGACCGGCTCGATGTGCGTGGTCACCGTGTCCTCACGCGTCAGCCACGCACCCCAGTGGTTCATGGCGCCAGAGCCGAGCAGCAGCTCCGGCGGGGCGTCCTGGGCCAGGGCCAGGCGCCGGATAGCTTCGTCCCGAAGGTCACGGGCGCCGGCGTCCAGGGCCGAGGAGAACGTGAGGTGGCTCATCTTGTCAGCCGCCTCGTCCGGCACGGTCACGACGAGCGGCACGACGGCCGAGGCGTCGTCCCGGTTCTCGATCGGCCGCAGCATGGAGTCCATGAGCGCGGCCACGAACGGGTCCGGCGCGCCGTAGGCGCTGGAGTCCGCGGCGTCCGAGGCCAGCGCGGCCGAGGCCGAGGAGGGCACGACCAGGATGCCGGCGCCGGCCAGGCGGGAGTCGATCTGGGCGCTGATGTGGCGGGG